ATGGAACCGAGAGGCAGCGATCTCGGCGATTTCAGCGAGCCGTACCGCGGCTACGAGATCGAAGTGAAGACCGAGCAGGTGTGGGACGGCGAGCATGCGCACTACCGCGTGCTGCAGGGCGCGGCCGTGCGGATCGACTGGCGGCTCGTGAAAGTCGACGGGATGCTGCTGACCGAGCGGCGCGTGATCGAGCGCGTACTCGAGGAGGCACGGCGGGCCGTCGACGCCGAACTGAAAAAGGGCGGGCCGGTCTAGTCAGGCGGCCGGGCCGGCCTGGTCGCGTTGCGGTAAAATGTCGGGTTGTTTCCTGCGCCGCTTGCTGCCCCCGAATTCCATGTCCGCACCGTCCTCGCTTCCTCCACGCCGCGTTTCCGTGGCGCCCATGCTCGACTGGACCGACCGTCATTGCCGCTCGTTCCATCGCACGCTGACGCGCGACACATGGCTGTATACGGAAATGATCACGACGGGCGCGCTGCTGTTCGGCGACGCCCAGCGGCATCTCGCGTTCACGCCAAACGAATCGCCGGTCGCGCTGCAACTGGGCGGCAGCGAACGGGACGATCTCGCGCGCGCCGCGAAACTCGGCGAGCAGTGGGGCTATGACGAGATCAACCTGAATTGCGGCTGTCCGTCCGAGCGCGTGCAGCGCGGTGCGTTCGGCGCGTGCCTGATGAACGAGCCGCAACTCGTTGCCGATTGCGTGAAGGCGATGCGCGATGCGGTGTCGGTGCCGGTCACGGTCAAGCATCGGATCGGGGTCGATGCGGTCGAGGACTACGCGTTCGTGCGGGACTTCGTCGGCACGGTGGCTGAGGCAGGCTGCGAGACGTTCGTCGTGCACGCGCGCAATGCGATCCTGAAGGGGCTGTCACCGAAGGAGAACCGCGAGATTCCGCCACTCAAGTACGACTATGCGTATCAGCTGAAGCGCGATTTCCCGTCGCTGGAGATCGTGATCAATGGCGGAATCAAGACGCTCGACGAAGTCGCGCAACATCTCGAACATGTGGACGGTGTAATGCTCGGCCGCGAGGCGTATCACAACCCGTACGTCCTCGCGGGCGTCGATGCGCGCTTCTATGGGGCGACCGGAGCGGTGCCGACGCGCGAAGAGGCCGAGGCGAAACTGATCGAATATTGTGCGGCGGAACTGAAGCGCGGCACGTATCTCGGCGCGATCGTCCGGCACGCACTCGGGCTGTATCGTGGCGTCGCGGGAGCGCGCGGTTGGCGTCGCGTGCTGTCGGACAACAAGAAGCTCGCGCGCTGCGATCTGGCCGTGTTCGACGAGGCACGCACGCATCTGAACGACGCTCTCGAAAATTTTTAAAAAAATGCTTTGCAAGACGGAAAAGTCTTCGTATAATCTTGTTCTTCGCTGCTGAACACGAAACGAAACGGCGAAGAAACAAAGCAGTATCAGTGGTGGCTGTAGCTCAGTTGGTAGAGTCCAGGATTGTGATTCCTGTTGTCGTGGGTTCGAGTCCCATCAGCCACCCCAAAGAATTCAAGCACTTGCAGCAAAAACAAGCTGACGTGTTACAAGTTTTGGAAGATGAGATTCCAAAATTTGGAAGATGATGAAACAAAAGCCCGCCGATGAGCGGGCTTTTTTGCATCCGGGGAGCAGCAAAAAGATGTCTTTCGTACAGTCGACCATCCTCTCTTCAGCATGGTGGGTCTCATCTGCAGTCGGTGTAGTGATTCTCGGGCTCTTCGGGATGTACATTAAGGACGGCCTCGATAAGCTCGCTAAAAGGGCTTGGGGGAAATGGACGCTGCGAAGCAAAGCTGCGCGCGAGTCATTCGAGGCGCAAGTCGCACTGCTCCAGACGGACCCCGGGTTGCGTGACCTGTGTTTCCAAGCTGAAATGAGAGGGCGTCATCGCGCCACGCTGGCCACGATCCAGGCAGTGTCAGGCCTCTTAATAATGCTTTTCTCAATTGCGACGCATTACGCCGCAAAGCATGGATTGATGGGGGACGTTAGCGCTTTCGCGCTTGTTGCGGTGCAAGTATTTGGTGTGTTTTCCGGGCTCTTGTCTATTGTGTGTATTGCGTCGGCGACGGTGACGATAGTCCGATGCGCTAATATGTCAGAGCGCCTACACGCTGCGCAGCTTCCTCGTACCGATGAACGAGGCGCCGCTTAGCGCGTCGCTCGCACTTTCCTCTGTCGGCGTCGGTCGTATGTCTTCCGCACCATACGTTCGTCTGCATGGCCGGTCGCGTCGATGATGCGATCGTCGCCTTCCTCTTGGCGATCGGTCACGGCGGCCGGCCGCATGTCGCGCAGTGCGAAGCGCTCGAACGGCACGCCGCGCGCCTGCGCCTCCTTCTCGCAGTAGCCCATCAGCCGCGACCAGTTCGTGTTCCATCCGCTGCGCGTGTACACCTGGCCGGCCGTGTTCCCGAACACGTGCACGCTCGACGTGCGCTGCAGGGCCAGCGCTTCATCGATCACCGCCTTCAACTCCGGTGACCACAGGACGAGTTTCACGCGCTGCTGCTCGCCGGCCTTTCGCTTTCCGATCGGCACCTCGACGCCTTCGGGCCGGATACTCTGACGGTGCAGTTCCCGCATCTCGGTCGGCCGGCTGACGGTCAGATAGGCTGCCTTCACGCAAAGCGCGAGAATCAAGTACGCGGAACTCGGGTGCTGGTCGCCGACGCTCCGGCGCGACCGCGCGACTTCCACCGCAAGATCGATTTCGTCCTGCCGCACATAGCGTTGGCGCGGCCGCGTCGGGTTGTATTCAATGCCGCGGCACGGGTTCGTTTCGACCTCGCCGCGGCGCCGGCCGAATTCGAGTATGGCGGACAATAGGGCGACTTCCTTGTTCGCCTTCGCCGGCGCGCCCATCTGCGCGCGCTTGTCGAGGTACCCGTAGACGTGCTTCGGCTTGATGGCGGCCGGCGACATCTTGCCGAAGACAGAGACGAGGCGTTTCAGCTCGTTGCGGTTTTCGTCGAGGGTGATCTGCGCCTTCCTGCGTTCGTCGGTGTGTGGCAGACCCTCTTGCCAGTCGAAATAGGCATCGGCGAGCGCCTCGAACGTTCCTGGCTCGACAGCGTCTCCGTTGAGCGCTTCCGCGCGCTCGATCGCCTGCTTGCGGATCTCGGCGATCGCATCCTTGTGGCGCGCGGGCGCCGACAGGCGGAACGCCCAGCGGCCGTTCGGCAACTTGTAGCCGAAGCTCACCTTGTGCTTCCCGTAGTGGGCGTAAAGCCGGAAGGGCAATCCGTCCGGCCGTTTGCGTCGTCCGATCATGCTGTGAGTGCGGCGAAATTCGGTTCATCTGATGCGGCGGCGCGAGGCCGGCGCGCGGGGGGGGGCGGTGCGGTTCCGTTCATGCGGGACTCGTAGTAGGCGCGGGCGACGAGCGGGACGCCCGCGATGTTGACCGCGTATGGCCAGTGGTTCCGCTCCAACCAGCGTTTCATGCAGGCGAGGCTGCGCGGTCGGCAGCCGACGAGCTCGGCCAGTTCGACCGTAGACAGGTAGAGGCTCACGTTTCAATCCTCCTGAATTCGACGGCGGTGCATCTTTCCTCGCTAAGGTTTCGCTTGACGCTGCCGTTATCTTCCCTGGACAGCCGTCGTGCCTCGAATGCTGATCCAGTGCCTTGCCCGCCCGCGTTCTGCGTGAGCGGGCTATTTTCATTTTGGGTGGTCATGGTCGCTTCCTCTACAGATAAAGCCTCAATGGCGGGTGCTCGGCTCGCATATGGCAGCGGGTAGCATGAGAGCCGGCTGCGCTGCATCGTGTTGGCTTTGTGACGGCGCCCACCCGTCACTCCGAGCACCCACCGTTGAAGCCGGTGGAAAAAGAAAGGGCGCCGAAAAAGTTCGGCGCCCTTCAAATACCGCGCGGACCGAGGCACACCGCGCGGGGTAAGCTCTATGGGATCAGCGGGGCATCCACTCCGTGCCGCGCACAATCCGGCCGACCGGTTCGAGCACGAGTACCTCGGATTCCTTCTCGCTGCGCACGAGCGCGCGGCCACGACGCTGTGCCTTCTCCAGTGATTCGTGGCGCTGCGGCTTGCAATTGCGGCCGACAGTCACGAATAGCGGCGCACGTGCGCCGACCGGGCCGAGCGTCAGTTCGTCGATGCGCGCCTCGAGCGTCGCGGCGGTCGAGCGCCAGGTGTCCGCCTTCTGCAGCGCGGCGTCTCGCTCGGCGGTGACGCGCTCGACGTCGGCGCGCAGGCTGGCGATGATCTGCGCGACATCGACGACGCTGGCATTCGGATCCAGCGACTTCTCGACCAGGCCGATCGATACCAGCATCGGCGCCGCATCAGGCTGCGGTGCGTCGCCGACGACCGCCGCCGGCCGCGCTGTGCGCGTCAGCCAGTACACATACTCGTTGCCGCCGCCCGCGCGCTTTTCGCGCTCTACCAGCCCGTCGCCGAGCATGCGGTTCAGCTCTTTCGTCACGTCGAGCTGCGGGAGCCCGGTTCCTGTGGCGACCGCCTTCGCAGTGGCCTCCGACGTCGCGGCCAGGTACCGTTCGATGTCCTCTCTCATGCTGCCTCCCGTACGGCACGCCGCGCTGCCGCCGCGACCTGTCCATTCTCGACCCAGAATGCCTCGATGCCCTCCGGCAGGCCGGCGGGCGCGGTCTTCAGGCTCATGAAGACGAGCGCCGTGTCGATCTGCTCGGTGTAAGCGAGGTCGTCGAGCCAGTAGAGCAACCGGTCGCGCTCGGGACCCACCAAAACGTCGGCCCGGTCCAGTACGAGTAGCTTCAGGCCGGAGAAGTGGCTGATCGCGGCGGCGATGTGCGCGTCGACGCGCCAGCGCTCCGATTCCGAAAGCAGGGCGTATGCGCGCCCGTTCGCGAGGATTTCCATGTCCGGCGTGATCGTCACGTCAGCCCATTCGGACAGCTCGGCCAGCGCGGTCAGGTGCTCGTTCATCGGGGTGAGCGCCTCGCGCAGCAGATCGGCGGGGATCCCGTTCGGTGCGAGCGCGTCGGCGATCGCTTCCCACGTGGCTACGTCCTGATACAGCGCGAAAGCCTTGCCCGTGATCTCGATTGCGACGGCGGCGCGGCGTTCGGCGTCGCGCGCGGCCGCGATGGCCGTGTCGAGCTGCTTGCGGCGTTGCATCAGCGTGCCGAGCTCGCGGCGCGCCGTGTCGATCGCTTCGCTCGACGCCTGGCCGCCGTCGCCGCTCGTTTCGTTCTCGAGATCCTTCAGCTGCTTCGCGGCAACGTCAGCCACTTCGAGATCCGTGCGGCGATTACGCGCGGCGTTCTGCAGTACCGTGAGGCTACGTTCGTATTCCGGCAGCTTCGCGATCGCGTCTTCGTCAAGCGCGCCGGCGGCGGCCGCCGCGGCGAGCGCGCCATTCAGGAAGCGCAGTAGTGCGCCGCACTCGGGGCATGCGCACTCGATGCCGGCCGGCGCGGCGCCGGCGCGTACGCGCAGCGCTTCGACCTTCGGCAGGAACTCTGCGACCTGGACATCAGCGAGCTGCACCAGCTCGGCCGCTTTCGCGTAGCCGGCCGCCTTGTCGCGCAGCGAGGCGATCTTTGAAGCGCGGGCGCGCGCTGCGACTTCCGCAGCCTCGGCGGCGCCGATCTGGCGCTGCAGCTCGCCGATCTCGCCTTCGAGCGACTCCCGTTCGCCTTCAAGCTTACGCAGCGCCGCCGCGTCAAAAGTGACGGCGGCCGGGCGCCAATCCGCAGCCTTCTGGCTGCCGTACGTTTCGCCGGTCGTCGCGCGCCACTCCTGCTTCGCGCCGCGGGCACGATCGGCTGCTTCCTTCTGCGCCGCCTCGAAGCCCGCGCGCAGCATCGGCGTGATCGCCTCGAGCTGGGCGTCGACGGCGAGCGGGATCACGCGCGCCGGGGACGTCAGCTTGTCGACCAGCCGCTCGCGGATTTGCTGCGCGCCGATCTTCACGCTCATCAGCTCATACAGGAACGCGCGGCGCGCGGCTGCGTCGAGTTGCGCGAACCGCTGCGCGTCGAGCACGAGCGGCAGGCGCGGATCCTCAGCGAGCTCGCGCTTCACCTTCCCGACGGGCAGCATGATGCTGTTCGCCTGCTCGCCGCACGCGACCACAATCTGGCCGGCCTCCGAACCCTCGGTGACGAGCGAGCCGTATTCCTTCTTCAGCGCGACGCGCACGGTGTCGCCCGTGAGGGCCATGCGCACGGCTTCCTGCAGGCTGCTCTTGCCGGCACCGTTCGGGCCGGCGAAGAGCGCGACAGGTTTCGACAGCCGCAGGTCCGCGGCGTGGATCCCGAGCACTTTCGAGACGTAGATGTCGGTGATCTTCATGACTCGTTCCGGTTAGTCGGCGTTGATCGGGCCGCGTGCGCGGCGCGCCGCACCAGCGCGCGGCTGTTGCTGAACTTGTTCGGCAGCTGCCGCGATGGCGCGCATGCGCGCCGATGCTGCCGCGTTCAGGTCGGCCTTCGCGGCTTCGTCCTGCACGCCGGCGATAGCGCTGCGGGCGAGGTCGAGATCTTCGGCGGTCGCGGCGGACTCGATGTCCTCGCGGATGCCGCGCACCAGGCCGTCGGCGTCGAACGTGAACCCCTCCTGTCCGCGATCGTCGCGCGGTTCACGGTGGTTGTCGGCGGGGCCCGCATCATCCGGGTGCGGCTCGCTCGCTGAGCCGGATTCTGCCGGTTGGGCTGCGCCGTGCGGAACCTCGTCGGCCGGCTGCGCGCGGCCTGCGCGCAGCTCGTCGAGCGTCGCGCGGTTCATCGAGTAGGTGCCGTCGTCATGCACGTCGACTATGTCGGCGGCTTCCTCGACAGTCGTGAGACCCATCAGCAGCTCGGGCGCGTACAGCTTCCCGAAGAACGACGCGCTGCGGTACCGGAGCATCACTTCGGGCATCGTCTGCCATTTGCTGCCGTTCTTCGTGTACCAGCCTTCCTTCACCGCCAGTTCGATCGACACTGGCGGCGATTCGAGGCGCGTGTCGGTCCCGCGCTCGAGCGCCCATGCGATGCACTCGATGTCTTCGATCTCGACGTCCTGCCGCTTCTCGGTGCGAGTACGGTTGCCGGTCGGCCCGCTCCATTCGAACGTCACGTACGGCACAGTCTTGCGTCCGAGCCTGCGGATGTCGAATCGCAGCGGCGAGAAGCGGCCGCAACCGTTCACTGCCGCGATGATCCACTGCGACGACCATGACGGCCGGCCCTCGACGATGTACAGGTTCTGCATCACCATCAGCGGGTCGGCGCCCATGCGCTGGGCCATGTTCAGCGCGACGACAGCGTTCGCGAGCGCGTTTGGGTTCTCGCGCGATTCGGTGACCTCGCCGTAGCGGTTGGTCTTCTCGATCACCTTGCGGTATGCGGCGGGCACGAGCGTCGAAGATGCAAGCAGGTTCGCCGCGCGCTGCATCAGCTCGAACGACTGCAGCGAGCCGAAGCCGGGTGCGACGGCGGGCAGATTGGCCTCGCGCGGAAGCGGCGAGCGGACGGATTCCAGGGTGGTGGGCGTGGACATGAGGATCTCGCGAGTTAATCGTGGAACTGGCAGGTGCCGTAGCGCGGGCAGTACTTCTTGTCGCACAGCAGCGATTTCGGATTGGGGTAGAAGCGGCCGGACCGAAACATGTCCGCGGCGAACTGGATCAGCCCCGGCGTTTCCTCGGTGCCGATCATCACGCGCTTCGAGTTCGCGATCGGCGATGCCGCGACCTCGGGCGTGCCCTTCGTCTTGAGGCCGATGATTTCGGACGTGTCGCCGATCTGGTCGCCGGTCGTGTGCTCGTACAGAAGCTCGTACGTGCCGATCTGCGGTCCGTGCCCCTTCGTGACGGCTGCGCCTTTCTGGACGGCGGACGAGCCGCTCTTCAGGTCCGCGATGCCGACGCCGGCCGCCGAGCGGCGCACGCGCGCGCGGTCCATGGTGCCGGTGAGACGCACGACGATGCCGCCGCCGCAGTCGATCTCGAGCGGCTTCGTTTCCATTTCGACGGCGATGAAGTCGTAGCGCGGCGCGACCTCGAGGCAGTACTTCGTCGTCAGCGACAGGCCGATGCGCTCGGCGTCGGACATACTCAGGTCGTCGCGCTCCGGATCGAATTCGTTCTCCGGGTCGCGCAGCTTGTCGACGAACGCGCTGGCCGCATCGTCAACCGTGAGGCCCGATCCGTTGACGCGCGCCTGGTCGAAAACGGCGGTGCCGGCGTGAATCGCGGTGCCGAGCGCGGCGCGCAGGCCGACCACGTTGCGCATGTTCAGGAGGTGGATGCCTTCCCAGCGGTAGGCGCAGTCGAAGAGCGCGCCCCAGCTGGACGCGCGAACGGTATAGACGGAAGGGTTCACAGGATTCCCCAATGCTTGATGATGCTGTCGACCGCGACAGCGAGAATGGCGACCGCGACGAGGATCGCGACGACGAGGGCGCGCGCGGCGCGCGGGTGCCGGCGCTCGAAGAGGTCGGCGTGATCGGTGAAGCGGCTCATGCGGGTCTCGTGAAGAAAGCGGCAACGGCAGAGCCGTCCGCGTTGAGCCGGGCGAGCACGAGCGTGCACACGGCGGCGATCGTGATCGCGACGAGGTAACCGGCTATGGGATTCCACTCGTACAACCGGTCGAGCAACTCGCAGAGGTGGTTGATCACGGTCATCCGAGGCTCCGCAGGTAGGGGCCAGCGAGATCCGCGCCGAACCAGAGCGCGCCGATCACGACGCCGTATGCGATCGCCCATGCCGCGCCTTCGAGCGCGTAGCGCACCCGTGATACAGGTGATTGCCTGTAATCGCGCAATACAGGCGATAGGCTGTTGATCGGGGTGCGCATCACTCGTCCTCCCCACAGGCGCGGAAGTGCCGGACGGTTGTGGTCTGCGTCGGCAAACCGTTTTTCGCAAGCTCGAGTGCTTCACGCAGGCGCGTCGTGCGACAGTCCGTACGTCCGCATTCGCAGAAGAGGTTCAGTTCGCGGAGCACTTCCTCGAAGTCATGTGCGACAACGAGCAGCCGTGGCGCAGCAGCGAAAAGCCTTGCGTACTCCCTCCCGTGCGGGTGAACCGAGCAGTCCGCAACCTGGTGGGTGGTGTCGCCGCGCCGAGCGCTGACGAATGGCCCGTATGCTTCGAGCTCGAGCACTTCCGTGGTCGCCTTCATGCCGCACCTCGTGCGCGGAGCATGGCGTCGGCGATTCGATATACGCCCTTCGCAAGGATGTCGGCGTCTTGCGCGGCTTGAAGCGTAACGTTCGAATCGGCGAGAGTGCCGGCCAGAGCCTTCGCCGCGAAGTAGTCGCGCAACGTCATGCCGGGCTTGCCTTGGTAGACGTTGCATTCGCCGGGCACTTCCGGGAACGCCGGCCCGCCGTCGTTGATTTCGTTCATGTGGTCCCTCGGTGTGGCGTGGGTGCCCGCGGCGCGGGCGCGGTTGGTCAGACCTTTTGCTCCTTGACAGCGCATCGCGGCAGAAAGCAGTGTTCGAGCTTTCCGGTGCGCCGGTTGATGTGCCGCCGGATACCGCCGACGTCGTGCGCGAGCGTCAAATCGTCGGCAGCGTTGAGGCGTTCCCAGTCCATCGGGCAGCCGTTCACGTGACACGCGACCAGGTCCATGTCGAGCTCGAGCGAATCGACTGCCGGCAGCCCTTTTGCCGCGAGCAAGGTTTGGTAGCGTGCCGCGACCAGGCGAATCGCCGCGCTGACCTCGCGCGAAACTTCGAACGAAACTGTGTTCATCGTCTTTTCCTGTAATGAGGCGGTTGTTTAGTCGTCGTGCGCGCGACGAATGGTGTGGTCGGTGCAGCGGGAGAATCCGGCGTTGCCCGGGCCGAAGCTGCGGCCGCAGCCCGAGCAGTAGACGTTCGCGAAACGCGGCGCGGCGGCGGCGAGATCTGCGTCGGCGATCCGCTGCGCGATTTCAGCGTCGAGGGCTGCCTTGCAGACGTTCCAGACCTCGTACACGTCCTCGATCTGGCCGCGGCGCAGTGCGGCGTCGAGCACGGCGATCTGTTCCGTCGAGAACGGCAGCACGTCGAACGTGACGCCGTCGGCGATCGCTTCGTTGCGCTCGTCGCGCGCCAGCGCTTCGTCGTCCGCCGCAGCCTGCAGCTGTTCGGCGTGTCGGTCGATCAGCGCGGGCAGGGCGCGCACGTTGCCGTGGTGGAGTCGAGGAATGTGCATCGCACCCTCCGCATGAAAGTAGGATTACTAACTGAATTGAAGTCTTGAACAGCGAAACTGCGTGCTACGTGCAGTGCTCACCGGCGACGCCTCGAGAGTACGAACCGCCGCCGGTCAGAACTGCATCGCTCGCGCGCCCGGCTACTCCCGGCCGTGCCGGCTCCGGGCCGCGCGAGGTTTGTGCCGATTACAACGCCATCGGTCACGTGTTGCTGGCTGTCTTGTGTCAGGTCCCTTCAAGCCTGCAAGCGGTAGCCAAACTTCGGCCTAGCGCGCTGTGCCTGTCCTGACTCACGACGCAGATCGCGCCGGCCGGTTGCTCCGCGTGAGCGGTCCCGGCATACCTTCGATTGTTAGAGAGCGTTCCGCCTGGAGCGGTAGCGCGGCGATGGTGCCGCGTCGGAATGAATTATAACTAAGGTTATCGACGTGTCAACAACCAAAGTTATCGCGAGCGGCGGAAATTTGTAACAAGCCGGCGGGGGAGCCGTTTGTTAAGCGTCTGCTGACGGCAGTTGAAAGACTTCCGAAACTGCGGCTAAACTACTGTACATTCATACAGTGGTGTGGCAAACCGAAGACGAGGGCGGCCAGTGGAAGAAGAAACGAAGACACGCCTGCGTTGCAGGCCGGGGGACTTGGCGAAGGTGGTGACGAGCAGAAACCCAGCGCTGATCGGCACGATCGTGACGATTCAGCGGCTGCGGTCTGACGGTCGGTGGGATGTCCTGCTCGAACAGCCGGCGTTCGGCTTCACGGGGAGGATGAAGCGTCCGGTCGTGACGCGCGAGTTTTCATTTTGGGATGCGTCACTGAAGCCTCTTCCACAAGAGGCGCGGCGGGTCAGTCGCCGAACGGCCTGTCCTCGTCCTGAACAGGTGAATGATGAGGAGCTGACTGGGCTAGCAGCCCACTGATGTACGCCTCAACTTTGGCTCGGCCGATCTCGTCGAGCCGGTCATAGCCTGGCGGAACCGGCGGAGCGGCGTCGCCGAATTCGAGCCACTCCAGTGTGGTTTGCAGCGCGCGCGCGAGTGCGAACCCGTTCGTGGTCGTGGTGCTGCCGCCTCTTTCAACCTTGGCGATCGCCGGCTGCGATACGCCGACAAGCTCCGCGACGTGCTTCTGGGACAAGCCCAGTGCCTCGCGACGTTCCTTTGCCCGGCGCCCGAATTCAGGATTTTCCATAGCGGGCATCCTATAACCTTGGTTGTAAGCCGGCAAATAACCAAAGTTCTTGCGGATGAATAACTTTGGTTATAGTATTGCGGCATGAAACCGACCAATTGCTCCGTCCCGGCGCTGCAGCGCGCGATCGAGAAAGCCGGCTCCCAGTCGGCACTGGCTCGCCTGATCGGCAAGAAGCAGCCGCACATCCACAAATGGCTGCACTCGCCCAACGCGATGCGTCCTGAGAACTGCGTTCTCGTCGGGGCGGCCGTCGGGATCCCTTACCGCGACTTCCGGCCAGATGACTGGAGGCTGTTCTGGCCTGATCCGGCCGAGCCGACGCAGGAGGGGCAGTGAAGAACATCAACATTCTTTCTCGATAAGTACGGGGTGATCGTCATGTCAAGACGCGCCGAATTCCGAAACGAAGTGAAAACGCGCCTGCGCGATCGCGTCTACGACGCGCTCCAGTTCTACAAGCAGCTGCACGGTATCGACTCCGACTCCGCCGCGCTCAACCGCATTGCGGAGGTGGCGCTGTTCGGCGTTGTCGGCACTTTGCCCGTGCAGCTCGCGAGCGTCAGTGCCGATCTGGGACAGTCCGGCCCGAAGGTGAATGCATGACTGCTCGCCGCGTGGAGCAGGCTGTCCTGCTGCCGGTGGCCGAAGCAGCTGATCTGGCAATGCGAGCGGCGGCGGAAGGCGTCGCTATCACCGATTTCCTCGGCATCCAGGTGCTGCGCGGCGCGTACGGCGCCATGCACCCGCTCGTCATCGAATTCGAGATGCGGCCCAAAGTGGGACAAGGCGGGGCCGGTAGTGATGAGAAGGAGGGCGGCCCGTGCTAATGCATACGCGCGAGTCTGCGCCCGCACATGGATCACCAACTCCCGAACCTAGCATCGAAGATCGTGGCATCAATCGCGCTGGTCTGGTCAGTGCATATCCGAATGGCATTCTTGAGCAACGCTACCGCTTCTGTGAGGCGGTCTCGGGCGTTGGACAAGAGATCGCCCTGATACTTCGCTTCGATGTCGACATGCATCGCTCTCAGTTCCGCTTTCGTATCATGGTCGAGGTATTCGGAGACCTCGACTGGCGTTATGTCGTTGACGAATTGTGCGTGTCTGGCACAGATTTCGTGAAGATCAGCCATGGCGGCGCGCATCCTGCCCTGTGCGGCTTCGATTTGCATTGCGCAGTTGTCGGGGAGTGCCACCATGCTTCGAATCTCGTCGAAATTCAGATAAGGAATTCCTTCAAGGCTTTCTGCCGCCCGCTTGGCTGCCTCGGTGCGTTCTCCCAGGGACTCCATGGTTTGCTCGCTTCCCTCTTCGAGCTTGTTCGCTGCGAATTTGACGGCAACGTATGCAGTTCCAGTCTTCCAAAGTGCGCTTTCAAGTTTCGGGACAGCGCCGGCTGCGGAAAGCTTGGCTCGAATGGCATCGTCGTTTTTCTGCTGCCTGCGCTGATCTTTCGAAATCCACAGCGCGATGCCGGCTGCTCCAAACGTGCCGATCGCAACCAGTGCATTAACGGGTACGCCGACGGCGGTCCAGAAATCTTTCGGTTCGACGTTCGCGCGGAATATAGCAATGAAGACGCACGTGACGGCCAAAAAGCCAATAGCGATCAACAGTGCCACGAATGCAAGGTGAGCGATTTTCCACGCGCGTTTCATGATTTCCCCGATGTTTGTTTTGGCGCGATCGTAGCACGGCCGGCGGAGGCTGCATGAACGATCTCCCGAATCCTCTCACCGCCGCGGACTGCGACCTGCGCGACTTCCCGTTCATGCCGCTCGACGTCGTGCGCCTGCGCGACAGCGACATCGCTGCGCTGTCGACGGCCGACGAATTTCGCGCCGCGGTGCTGCTCTGGTGCGCGGCGTGGCACCAGGTGCCGGCCGCATCGCTGCCCGACGACGATCGCGTGCTGGCGCAGCTGGCCGGGTACGGCCGCGTCGTCACTGAATGGAAGAAGGTGCGCGACGGCGCACTGCGCGGCTGGGTGAAGTGTGCCGACGGCCGGCTGTATCACCCCGTCGTCGCCGAGAAGGCGCGCGACGCGTGGGCCGCGAAGCACGAGCAGCGCTACAAGACCGAGTGCGCGCGCATCAAGAAGCACAACCAGCGCCACGGGACAGACATCGAATTCCCCACGTTCGAGGAATTTTTGTCCCCGGACTATCGCGATCCTGTCCCGAGGGACAAACGGAAAGTGTCCCCGGGGACAACAGGACAACGTCCCTCGGGACAAACAGGTGGTGTCCCCCCAACTGTCCCTCGGGAAACAGCATCCAAGGGACAGGGAGAGGGAGAAGTAAACCTAAAGACAAGCGGCGGCGGCACATCACAGGCAGTAGCGGGCGATGCGCCGAATGCCGCCGCCGCGTTCGTCGAGATCCTCCGCTCGAGCGGCGTCGGCTTTGCCGCGAATGACGAGCGAGTGCACGGTTGGCCGGCGCGCGGCGTCACGCCTGACGACCTGCTTGCAGCTGTCGCCACGGGGCGCAAGCGCCGCGAACGCGAGGGCAGCGGGCAACCGCTCAACGTCGGTCTGCTCGACCTGATCCTCGGCGACCTGCTGTCCGCGCGCACCGCGAAGCCCGCGACCGGGACGCGCACTGTCGGCGACTGGTGGCGCTCGTGGACCGGCATCGTCGAACACGGGAGAACGCTCGGGACAGAGCAGGGGACTGACGAGCAGCCGTTCGACTTCAAGCTGCGCGTGTTCAACGCAGCCGGTGACGGCCCGTGGTGGGACGACCACAACCGCGCGTTTCGCAATTCTGGCGGCCCCGTGGCGGCCGGCGCGATCCTGGAGAACGGTCGATGAGCCACGAGCAACAGTCCCTGATCGAGGCCCCCGCCGAGCGCATTGTGCGGTTCTTCGTACCCGGCAAACCGGTGGCAAAGGGCAGGCCGCGTTTCTCACGCCGCGGCGCTCACGTGCACGTGCATACGCCGGAGAGGACCGAGAGCTACGAGGGGCTCGTGAAATTCACCGCATACACGGCGATGCGCGGCAGTGTGCCCTTTGCCGGTCCCGTGCGACTGATCGTGCACATCGGCGTGCCGATCCCGGGCAGCTGGTCGCAGCGGCGTCAACGCGAGGCCGCAGCCGGCGCCATCGGCGCGACGAAGAAGCCGGACGCGGACAACGTTGTCAAGGCGTTGAAGGACGGCATGAACGGCGTGGTGTACGGGGACGACGGCCAGGTCGTCGACCTCTGGGTGTCGAAGCGCTACGCGACCACGCCGGGCGTGCGCATCGAAGCAATCGAACTGAACCTGCAGCGAGCATAGGGAGGGCCCTTTGAAAACGAAACCCACGAAAATCACCCTCGACACGGTGCTCTCGGTCATGAAGCCCGGGCAGCGTTACACGGCGCACGATCTCGCGCGCAGCTCCGGCGCACCGTTGTCGACCGTGCGGCATCTGCTCGCAAGCGACCGCGCGGCGACGCGCGTCGACATCAAGCGCGGCGAGCGGCGCGGCCAGATGTTCTCGCTGGCTGGCACGTGCGGCGGAAGCGGCTATGTGGACGCGCGCGTCCGCCCGGACTTCACGAGCCACCTCAACGGATATGCCTGCTGGCTGCGCAGCGTGCAGGCGCTCGCCATGACGACGCGGGGTGCTCGATGAGCGGATTCGAAAGCATCGAAGAGCGGCTCGACAACTGGGGGGCGACGGTGCGCTCGCCGCGGTTCAAGCCGGAGGTCTGCGCGCAGTGGGCGCGCCTGCACGTCGCGCTGCGCGACAAGGCGCTGGCCGAGATGAAGATCCCGCCCGAGCAGAAGGACGGCTGGCTCGTCGAGGCGGCGTGGTCGGCGATGCCGAACCACGTGGCGAAGTGGGTGCTGAAGTACACGTACGTCTGGCGCATGGCGCCCGACCAAGTGCAGACACGCATGCGGAAGGCGCACGGCGCTGTGCTGCGCGGCCGGCGTTTCGAGCTGGTGCTCGCCGACGCGCACCGCGCAATCTCGCAGAGCATCGTGAAGCTCACCGCGGACTCGGTCATCAGAAAAATTGCGTCGACCGGTTGTAAACCGCCGGAATCTGTTCTATGATCCTCGACAGATTACTGATTCCGCCTCGCGCGTGAGCTTTTGCTTCCCGGTTGGGAGGCAGACGCACGAGCAGAGAAGCCCGCTAACGCGGGCTTTTTTTCTGCGAATATCATCTTCGATGAGCTGATGTATCGATGGGCTTTGGAATTCTCGATACATCGAACATCATCCCGGGAGCAAACAGCGCTTTCCAAAGCGTATTGCCATAGTGGTCAAGAAAGCGGTCGATAGTGGTCTCGTTTTGTAAGAGTCGAGCACGCCAGTCTTTTCGTGCCTTCTTGTACGCAAACTCAGACAAAGCACCAGCTTCTTCCATGCCAATGCTAAGCGACTCGAACGTGCTTATCCGAGAGAGAGCATCATCAGAGTAACGGCGAATATGCACATGGTTGCCGCGCGTCTTCTCAATACCTGCAAAGCTATCCTTGATTGCCTTAAATAAAGGCGATACAAGTGGCCGTGCTGTACCACGCGTCTCCGATTTAGATATGTTATTCTGAATTTCCTTTGTCAGGTTCGTCAGTCGAATGCGAAGTATATAGATTTCGTTGAGGTAGATTCCTATCTGATGGGATAGATAGCGACTCCGCTTTATTCTCGTTCCTGAATATGGGAATCGTGAGATATATACGCGCATGTCGCGAATGACCTCTAGGGTTTCACGGATTTCGATGAATTCATAAAAGATATCCATCAGGACTTGCTCAAGCTCTCCAAGCGGAGTCACTGGGTAATGGTCCCTAGGTTCGCCGCGCAGGAATGACATCATATTCTTGTTCGCGTTTTCGAGGTCAGCACCATTTGTGGCCGAGATGATATGTGCTGCCCAATCTATCATGCAGGTAGAAAAACGCTCGAACCCGGATTTCATAGCCACCTCAATGACGAGTCACAACATGTTGCACTGGACAGATCGTGATAGTGCCATATGCATTCGGCATGAATGTATTGCAGTTGTGACATGAACTAAAGGGCGTCGGAATGCCATCTGGCAAGCGTTTGGAAGTTGTGATCGCGACAGTCTTCGATCGACCGGTGCCTCCAGACTTACTCTTCGACGGCTCCAACTGGTTCCGCTACCTCGCTCCGGCCGACGGAGTGAACGACTGGGTTCACCACACGTTCCTGCGCGAGGGCGCGCCGCTGCACAACGAGGACCACGCGCACCTGGTCGACGCCGACGTCGCCTACCTCTGGGCGGCCGTCGAGAACGTGCGCCAGATGCGGCGCGTTGTCGGCCAGTGCGAAGAGGTGATGATCCGAGCCGGCGGCTGGCAGCGCGCCAGGCAGGAGCAGCAGCTTTGCGAATGGTTCGGCCGCGTGCCGGCGTTCCTGATCACGCTCGACGCGCACTACGCGCGCGAGTGCAGCGATCTCGAATGGTGCGCGCTGGTCGAGCATGAGCTGTATCACATTGGCCAGCGCACTGACGAGTTCGGAGCGCCGGCTTTCACGAAGGACGGCATGCCGAAGCTCGGCATCCGTCGGCACGACGTCGAGGAATTCGTCGGCATCGTCCGACGCTATGGCGCTGGCGGCGGCGCCGGCGACACCGCGAAGCTGATCGACGCCGCCCGCCGCGCGCCGGAAGTCGGCCACGCCGACATCGCGCGCGCCTGCGGCACCTGCATCCTGCGGGCCGCGTAACCGAACGTTTTCCCGCTATGGCAGCACTTCCCGACGCGATCAAGGTGTACATCGTCCAGTCGCTCGCATGCTTCGACACGATCTCGCGCGTCGCGAAGGCCGTGCGCGAGGAATTCGGCGTCGAGGTGTCGCCGCAGCAGTGCGAGCGGTACGACCCGACGAAGCGCGCCGGCTCGACGCTGAGCAAGAAGTACCGCGAGATCTTCGAGCGCACGCGCGAAGAATTCCTTTCCGACACGTCGCGCATCGGCATCGCCCATCGCGCGGTGCGCCTGCGCAAGCTCGCGAGCGCGGTCGACAAGGCCGAAGAGCGCGGCAACCTGCCCCTGATGGCGGCCCTGCTCGAGCAAGCCGCGAAGGAGGCCGGCGACGCGTTCACGAACCGTCACCGACTCGAGCACACGGGCAAAGGGGGCGGCCCGATCACCGCGATCTCCACTGTGACGAACGACCCACAGGAGGCGGCGAAGATCTACGCCACGCTGATGAACCCGTAGCATGCCCATCCCGTTCCCGTTCGACTTCCGCGCACCCGACTATGTGCAGGTGTTCGAATGGCGGGCGGAGCGGCTGAAACGCATCCGCGCGAACCCGGGCGTGCTGCCTGCGCTGCGCACGTTCTATCGCGACAACCCGGCCCAGTTCATCATCGACTGGGGCATGACGTTCGATCCGCGTAACGTCGAGCGGGGGCTGCCGGCCACGATCCCGTTCCTGCTGTTCCCGAAACAGGAGGAGTGGTGCCAGTGGTTCATGGAGCGCTGGAAGGCGCAGCAGCCGGGCATCACCGAGAAGACGCGCGACATGGGGATGTCGTGGTTGACCGTGGGGCTGGCGGATACGATCTGCCTGTTCCACGAGGGCGTCGCGGCCGGCTTCGGCTCGCGCAAGGAAGAGTACGTCGACAAGATCGGCTCGCCGAAGAGCCTCTTCTGGAAGGCCCGCGAGTTCCTCCGGTTGCTGCCCGCTGAGTTCCGCGGATCGTGGGACATCGGCGCGCACGCGCCGCACATGCGCATCATCTTCCCGGACACCGGGTCGGTGATCACTGGCGAGTCTGGCGACGGCATCGGCCGCGGCGACCGCGCCAGCTTCTACATCGTTGACGAGTCGGCGTTCCTCGAGCGGCCGCAGCTGGTCGACGCGTCGCTGTCGGCGACGACGAACTGCCGGCAGGACATCTCCACGCCGAACGGCATGGGGAACTCGTTCGCGCAACGCCGCCACAGCGGCAAGGTACGGGTCTTCACGTTCCACTGGCGCGACGACCCGCGCAAGGACGACGCCTGGTACGCGAAGCAGTGCGCCGAACTGGACCCCGTCGTCGTCGCGCAGGAAATCGACATCAATTATGCGGCGTCCGTCGAGGGCGTCGTAATTCCGTCCGCATGGGTGCAGGCGGCCATTGGCGCGCACGTGAAGCTCGGCATCGAGCCGAGCGGCATGCGGCGCGGCGGGCTGGACGTCGCCGACGAAGGCAAGGACAAGAACGCGTTCGCGGGCCGCTACGGCTTCTTGCTGAACTTCCTGCGTTCGTGGTCGGGCCAGGGCGGCGACATATACGACACGGTCGAGAAGACGTTCGGCATCTGCGACGAGCTCGGCTACGAGTCTTTCGACTACGACGCCGACGGTCTCGGCGCCGGCGTGCGCGGCGACGCGCGTGTGATCAACGAGCAGCGCGTCGCGATCGGCAAGCGGCCGATCAACGACGAGCCGTTTCGCGGCTCCGGCCCGGTGCACGACCCGGAAGGAGAGATGGTGCCGGAGCGCAAGAACAAGGACTACTTCGCCAACCTCAAGGCGCAGTCCTGGTGGGCGCTGCGGCTTCGCTTCCAGGCGACGTACCGGGCGGTCGTTGAGGGCAAGCCGTACAACCCCGACGACATCATTTCCATCGACCCGGCGCTGGACGAGCTGTCCGCACTGACGATGGAGCTTGCGCAGCCGACCTACACGGTCAACGGCGTCGGCAAGATTGTCATCGACAAGGCGCCTGACGGCACGAAATCGCCGAACCTGGCTGACGCGGTCATGATCGCGTATCAGCCGGCCGGGCAGGTTCTGGACATCTGGACAAGGTTGGCAGGATGAATCGAAAGCAACGCAAGGCCGAGCAGCGGCAATACCGCGCGATGGCTGCGGATTCCGCCAATGCGAAGCGCTGGATGACGCCGGACAGCTTCCAGAACTTCGAAGCGCGGGTCGGGCTCGGCACGCCCAACCAATCGTCCGCCTACCAGTACGGATTCGACTTCATCTCGCGCAACCGCGTGCAGATGGAGGCGATGTACCGGTCGTCGTGGATCGTCGGCCAGGCCGTCGATGTCGTCGCCGAGGACATGACCCGCATGGGCGTCGAGATCGGCTCCGACATCGCGCCCGAGGATAAGGACAAGCTGAATCAGGAGTTCGAGAACCTCGCGGTATGGGACAGCCTCTGCGACACGATCAAGTGGGCGCGTCTGTACGGCGGCGCGCTGGCCGTCATGATGATCGACGGGCAGGACGCGTCGAAGCCGTTGCGGCTTGACACGATCGCCGAGGGGCAGTTCAAGGGCCTCTGCGTGCTCGATCGCTGGCTGGTGCAGCCGACACTCAACGATCTCGTGACCGAGCCCGGCCCGGACCTCGGCATGCCGAAGTTCTACGACGTCGTCGCGGACTCGATGGCGCTGCCGCGCCAGCGGATCCACTACAGCCGCGTGCTGCGCTTCGACGGCGTCACGCTGCCGTACTGGCAGAAGATCGCCGAGAACCTCTGGGGGCAGTCGGTCATCGAGCGCCTGATCGACCGACTCGTGGCATTCGACAGCACGACGATGGGCGGGGCGCAGCTCGTATTCAAGGCGCACCTTCGCACGCTGAAGGTCGATGGTCTGCGCAAGATCATCGCGGCGGGCGGCCCCGCCCTCGAAGCGCTGTTGAAGAACGTCGACTTCATCCGGCGCTTCCAGTCCAACGAGGGACTGTCGCTGATCGATGCGGCGGACGATCTGCAGGTCGACCAGTACGCGTTCACTGGACTGGACTCCGTGCTGCTGCAGTTCGCGCAGCAGCTTGCCGGCGCGTTGCAGATCCCGCTCGTGCGCTTGCTGGGACAGTCACCGGCCGGCCTGAACGCCACGGGCGAGTCGGACCTGCGCACCTACTACGACAACATCAAGCAGCAGCAGGAGCGCCGGCTGCGCCGCGCGCTGAACCAGCTGTTCGAGGTGATGTTCCGCTCGGTGCTCGGTACGAAGCCGCCCGACGGCTTCTCGTACGACTTCCGCGCACTCTGGCAGATGACCGACGAGCAGAAGGCGACGACGGCCAACACGATCACCGATGCGGTGACGAAGGCGGTAGACGCCGGCCTGATGACGCCGGCCGGCGGCATGAAGGAGCTGCGCGCGTCGAGCCATCGCACCGGCGTGTTCTCGTCGATCACCGACGAAGAGATCAAGGAAGCGGAGGACCAGCCGCCGCCCGCGCCCGAAACGGAGCTTCCCCCGAATGTTGATGACCAGAACGACGGACCGCAAGCGCCGCCGAAACCCGGTGCGTCTGAGCGGGCCGGAGCGCCGGTACGGAACGCAGCTGCGAAAGATCGCGCAGCAGGTGGGCGCGTTGGTCGATGGCTTTCCGCCTGGCGATCCCGCGGCGGCGCCAACGATCGAGCAGCTGCTTAGGCGGTACGCAGAGGCGCTTACACCGTGGGCCGAGGCGACTGCCGCTCGAATGCTGGAAGACCTGAACCGGCGCGACGAGCAGGCGTGGATGCAGCAGGCGCAGGAGATGTCGCGCGCGCTGCGCGACGAGCTGCGGCGCGCGCCGACCGGCGAGACGATGCGCGCTCTGATGGCCGAGCAGGTGACGTTGATCAAGTCGATCCCGCTCGAGGCCGCCGAGCGCGTGCACCGGCTCACGATCGAGGCGCTCGAAGACAGCACGCGCGCCGCAGCAATCTCCAAAGCGATTCAGGAGTCTGGCGAGGTGGCGAAGAGCCGCGCCGACCTGATCGCCCGCACGGAGGTCTCGCGCGCGGCGACGTCGCTCACCGAGGCTCGTGCGCGCGCCGTCGGCAGCACGCATTACATCTGGCGCACCAGCGGCGACAGCGACGTGCGCACCGGCCATCGCGCGATGGAGGGCAAGGTCTGCTCGTGGGCCGAGCCGCCCGAGGTCGACGAGAACGGCCGCGCCATGCGGTTCCACCCCGGGCAGATCTGGAACTGCCGGTGCTGGGCCGAACCGATCATTTCCGAGGACTGACATGCGCTTCTTCACGATCCAGAAGCTCGGGCCGAAGCGTTCGCTCACGCCCGAGGGCTTCCTGCTCTGCGAGGACGTTCCCGTCGCGCGCACGGGCGAGATGCTGTACGCCGCCGGCGAGGTGCCGATCGAGGCCGGCCCCGACGGCCTCATCCGCATCAGCCGCACGCCGGAGGAAGTGTTCCGCGACGAAACGCTCGCGAGCTGCGCTGGCAAGCCGGTGACGCTCGACCATCCGGACGACTTCGTGACGCCGGCCACTTTCTCGCAGCTCGGCAAGGGCGTAATGCTCAACATTCGGCGCGGCGAGGGGCTCGAGAACGATCTGATCCTCGCCGACCTGCTGATCACCGCACAGGACGCGATCGCCGCGGTGCAGGACGAAGAAATCGAAGAGGTCAGCCTCGGCTACGAGGCGGACTACGAACAGGTATCACCCGGCCGCGGGGTACAGCGGAACATCGTTGTCAACCACGTAGCCATCGTCCCTCGCGGCCGCTGCGGCCCGCGCTGCGCGATCGGCGATAAGGAACCCGAGATGAAGACGAAAGACAGCAAGCCCCAGCGCCGGCCGGCGTGGCTCGATCGCCTGATGAAGTCCATGAAGGCCAAGGACGAAGCCGGCGTCGAGGAAGCGCTCAAGGAAGGGCAGGAAGCCATGGACGAAGAGTCCGAGGAAGAGCGCGAGCGGCGCGAAGCCGGCGAGCGCGAAGGGCGCACTGGCGACACGGCAGCGATCTTGAAGACGCTGCGCTCGCTCGATCGCCGCATGGCGCGCATCGAAGCGCGCGACGCCGAGCGAGAGCGGGAAACCGAGGACGACGACGAGGAAGACGACGAGACCGACGAGACGACCGACACGGTCATCGAGGCCGAGCCGTCCCGCCGCGTCAGCGAGGAAGGCGTCGACCTGTACACCGGCGACTCCGCGCGCCTCATCGCCGCGCGAGCCGAGATCCTTGCGCCGGGCGTGAAGCTGCCGACCCTCGACGGCCTGAAGACGAAGGACCGCGCGGCCGCGCTCTGCAAGTGCCAGCGCCGCGCGCTCGACCAGGCATACGAAACGGACGCCGGCCGTGCCGCGATCGCGCCGTTCCTCGGCCGCCGCGCGCCGGACTTCGACGTCATGCCGGTGCAGGTGGTCGACGCGATCTTCACCGGCGCCGCCGAGCTGATGCGCGCGAAGAACAACGCCGGATCGTCGAGCGGCAAGGTCAACACGCGCGATTTCGGCAAGGTGAAGACCATCGCCGACATCAACGAACAGAACCGCAAGTTCTGGGCGGGCCAGTCCAACCAGTAAGGAGAATGCCTCATGGGCAACGCAATTCTGTATCGCATGCCGTCGGGCATTCCCGGCGACGTGACCCGGCCGTCGCAATCGACGATCGAGCCGGTTCCCCTCGATCCGACCGCGCCGTTCCCGGCGTATGGCCTGTTCGGGAAGATCGCGAACGGCAAGTTCGTGCCGATCGGCGCGGGCGACGCCGCCGCGGCGGTCTACGGCCTGCTCGTGCGCCCGTACCCGACGCAGAGCTCGCAAGATCCGCTCGGCACGTCGACGCCTCCGACGAAGGGTATCGGCGACGCGCTGCGCCGCGGCTACCAAACGGTGAAACTGAACGCCGGTGTCGCAGCGCTCGACGGTCAGGTGTACGTGCGCGTCGCTGCGGCGGCGGCCGGCAAGCCGATCGGCGGCATCGAGGCGGCGGCCGATGGCACGAACACGATTGCCATCACCGGCGCGACGTTCATGGCCGGCGCTGACGCCGACGGCAACGTCGAAATCGCCTACAACATCTAAGGGAGCCGACATGACGACTCACAACAAGTCGCTGCTCGCCCGCGCGGCGGGCATCGCAATCGCTGGCGCGCCGGCGATCATCCGTGCGCGCACGCGCGACAGCATGATGACGTTCGACGCGCGCACGATCGATAGCACCGGCGCCTTCCTGGTCGGCGAGCTGGAACGGCTGGACCAAGAGCTGCACATGCCGCTCGCGTCGGTCACCTGGTCGCGCGACATCGATCTCCGCGAGGACGTGTCGATCGCCGACGAGGTGTCCTCGTTCACGAACTCGATGTTCGCTGCTGCGGGCGGCCCGTCGCCGGCCGGCAAGTCGTGGGTCGGCAAGGACGCGAACGCGATCCAGAGCCTCGGCCTGGATATCGGCAAGACGCCGAACCCGCTGACGCTCTGGGGCATGCAGATCGGCTGGACGATCCCGGAACTCGAATCCGCGCAGAAGCTCGGTCGCCCGGTCGACCAGCAGAAGTTCGAGGGCATGCAGCTCAAGCACAACATGGACGTCGATGAGCAGGTGTACATCGGCGACACCGTGATCGGCGTGACGGGCCTGGTGAACAGCACGGCGGTCGAGAACGTCTCGAACGCGCAGACGGGCAGCTGGCAGACGGCGACGCCGGACCAGATGCTCGACGATGTGAACGAGCTGTTGAACAGCGCGTGGGCGGCAGCCGGCTACGCGGTGTGCCCGGGCCGCCTGTTGCTCGATCCGAAGAGCTTCTCGCTGCTCGTGCAGCGCAAAGTAAGCGACGCCGGCAACATCAGCGTGCTGCGCTACCTGCAGGACAACAGCCTCGCGAACCAGCTCAACGGCCGGCCGCTGGAGATCTTCCCGTCGAAGTGGCTCACCGGCCGCGGTGCGGCGGGCAAGAACCGCATGGTGGCGTACACGAAGGACAAGGGCCGTGTGCGCTTCCCGCTGGTGCCGCTGCAGCGCACGCCGCTCGAGTATCGCGACCTGCGCCAGCTGGTGACGTATTTCGGCCGCCTCGGCGTGGTCGAAGTCGTGTATCCGGAAACGATCGGCTACCGGGACGGGGTGTAACATGCAGCTCATCAACGTGCTGAAGGCATTCACCGTGCGGCTCGTCCACGAGGGCGAGTCGATCGAGCGACGGATCGTCGCCGGTGTGCAGGAGGTCGAGGATTACATCGCCGACCACTGGTACACGAAGGCGCACACCGGCCCGCTGCCGGCGGGCGTTTCGGCCGCGCCGGCGAAGGCCGCCGACGCGGCCCCGGAGCAGACCGATCCGGCGAAGGATGCCACGACCGACGCCGCGCCGGCGAAGACGGCCGCAAAGGCCGGCAACAAGTAAGGTGACCCGTGGACGTTTCCCAGTTCAGACAGTCGTTCCCCGAGTTCAACGACACGACGACGTATCCCGACGCGCTCATCCAGTTCTGGATGAGCGTGGCGGTTTCGCTCGTCAACCCGGACCGGTGGGGCGAGCTGACTGATCTGGGAATCGCGCTCGTAACGGCGCACCACCTCGCGCTCGCCGTGAAGGACCAGAAGATGGCCGCCGTCGGCGGCGTGCCCGGCCAGGTGACCGGGCCGCAGTCGTCGAAGGCCGTCGACAAGGTCAGCGCGAGCTACGACACCGCGGCCGTCGCCATCAAGGACGGTGGTTTCTGGAACGCCACGATGTACGGCGTCCGGTATCTCAGCCTCGCAATGATGATGGGCGCGAGCGGCATGCAGCTGTAACGCCGCCGCCGTCCATCGGGAGAACTGCATGGACGGCATGAAAATCGACCGCCTCGACGAGGTGCTGAAGTCGATCAGCGGGCTCGTGCAGAAGGAGGTGCTGGTTGGCGTGCCCGACAGCACCGCCGGCCGCAAGGACGAGGAAGAGCCCCTCAGCAACGCAGAGATCGGCTACATCCTCGAGCACGGCTCCCCCGCGAACAACATCCCCGAGCGCCCGCATCTCGTGCCCGGCGTGCAGGACGCGCGGCCGAAGTTCGAGCCGCACCTGCAGAAGGGCGTCGAAGCGGCGCTCGACGGTAACCTCGAGAAGGTCAACCGCAGCTTCAATCGCGCTGGCATCGTCTCGGTGAATTCGGTGCGCGCGAAGATCAACAGCAACATCCCTCCGAAACTCGCTGATTCGACGCTGGCCGCGCGCCGGCGCCGCGGCGTCACGCGCGAGAACACGCTGGTCGATACCGGCCAGTATCGGAACGCGATCACGTACGTGGTCCGCAAGAAGGGGTGATAACCTTGGTTGGTCAAGTTCTATTGAGGCACTGAATGACCACACTGAGCGAAGCGGAGATTGCGATCCATCATCTGTTGAATGTTTGGCGTAAGTTTGGTCCTCATCCTAGCAGCGACAAGATACTTCTACATCGCAATGAACCCTCCGTACAAGCCGCTGCGGCATTTCTCGAGGCCGCGGGGTATGGCGATGATTTTGGCTTCGAGCTTGTTCTCAATCAGCGCGGGATCGACCTTATGAATGCCGATATTTGACCTGTCGGTTTAATCGTCCAATGGGCCGCCATGTGCGGCCCTTTTCTTTTGCGGGAACGAAATGGCTTTCCTCGACGTCACCGACGTCCTGATCGATCCCGATTTCATGGACGTCGGCCTGCTCTGCAACCGCATGACACAGACGGTGGACGACCACGGCCGCGCACAGAACGCAGTCGCATCGACGCCGTTCTCGGCCGTCGTGACGAGCGACAAGGGCGACATCCTGCACCGGAAGGCGGACGGCAGCCGAATCATCGGCTCGATCATGCTGCACACGCCGTTCCGACTGCGTGATGGCGGCCCGGACGGCACAGCTGATGCCGACGAAATCGTATGGGACGGCGCCACCTACACGGTGGTGAACGTGAACGACTACTCGCACTTCGGCCGCGGCTTCGTCTGCGCGACGTGCGACCTGAAGCCTCTTTCTGGGTGACCCCATGAACGACAGCTCGACCGGCGGATACCTGGCGCCAGCAGTCGATGCGCCGCCGGCCGAGGACGATGCCCTCGACGATCTCGTCCACGACCTGATCGCGGGCGTCACGGCGCTGCCGCCTGATCTCGTGCGGCCGCGCTGGCAGCCGACTGTACCGAAGCAGCCCGAGCCGTCTGTGAACTGGTGTGCGTTCGGCCTGCAGGAGCAGGAGCAGGACGCCCGCCCCGCTATCCAGCACGACGGCACCGGCGACGGGCACGACACGTACGTCCGGCACCAGGACATCGATGTGATGTGCACGTTCTACGGGCCGCTCGCGAAGGGATACGCGCAGCGGCTCGCCGACGGCCTCGCGATCCCGCAGAACCGCGAGCAACTCCAGTTGCTCGACATGGCGTTCGTCGGCGTCGGCGCGATTCGCGCGGCGCCGGACCTGGTCAACCAGCAGTGGGTGCGGCGCTACGACATGACCGTGACGCTGCGCCGCAAGATCACCCGGACCTACGCGGTCCTCAACCTCAAATCGGCCACCGTGGCGACGACGACCGACTCGTCGACGCCAGTGGCCGGCGTTTCGAACATCCACTCGTAGGGGACCAGCATGTCCAACGGATTGCCGGTATCGCGTCTGATCAACGTGACGATCAACCTCGCCGCGCTGGCGGCGCAGGGCGCGAACATGAACACCGGGCTGATTCTCGGCCCGTCGGCCATCATCGACACCAACGAGCGCGCGCGCTCGTACGGTGGCATCGACGAGGTGACGGCCGATTTCGGCACGAACACGCCGGAGTACTACGCCGCAGCGCTGTACTTCAACCAGGTGCCGCAGCCGCAACAGATCATGATCGGCCGGTGGGCGAAGACGGCGACGGCCGGCTCGCTGCGCGGCGGCGTGCTGTCGGCTGCGCAGCAGGACATCACGGTGTGGAAGGCGGTTACGACTGGCGCGTTCAGCATTACGATCGACGGCACTGCAAAATCGGTCACTGCGCTTGACTTCTCGGCACAGACGAACCTGAACGGCGTCGCAACGGTGATCAATGCGAAGCTGACGGGCGCCACGGTAGCCTGGAACGGCTCGCAGTTCGTCGTGACGTCGAATACCACCGGCACGAATTCGAAGGTCGGCTATGCGACGGCGCCGGGCGCCGGCACCGACATCTCGGCGATGCTCGGTCTGACGAGCAGCCTTGCCGGCGTGCCGGCGGACGGCATCGGGCCCGAGCAACCGGTCGACGCTGCCGCGCTGTTTCTCGACCGCTTCGCGAACCAGTTCCTCGGCCTCGACTTCGCCGACGCGTCGATCACGGACGCGCAGCACATCGCAGTCGCGAATCTCATCGAGGCCGACCAGCGCCACATTTACGGCATCACTACGCAGAACCCGCAGGTGCTCGACTCGACGGTGTCGACCGACATCGCGAGCCAGCTGAAGGCGCTGAAGCTGAAGTACACGATCCTGCAGTACTCGAGCTCGACGCCGTACGCGGTGTCGTCGCTGCTCGGCCGTCTGCTGACCGTGAACTTCGACGGCAACAACACGACGATCACGCTGATGTTCAAGCAGGAGCCGAGCGTCGCCGCCGAACAGCTGACCAGCACGCAGGCGAACACGCTTCAGGCGAAGAACTGCAACGTCTTCGTGAACTACAGCAACGACACGTCGATCATCCAGTACGGCGTGACGCCGAGCGGTATCTATGTCGATTCCGTCTACAACGCGATCTGGTTCCGCAATCGCATCGAAACGGACGTTTACAACCTGCTGTACCAGAGCCCAACGAAGATCCCGCAGACCGACGGCGGGAACGCGCAGATAGCTGCAACGATCGCGGCGGCCTGTGAGGCTGGCGTGAACAACGGGTATCTCGCGCCTGGCGTCTGGAATTCGGCGGGCTTCGGCGCGTTGAACCAGGGAGACACGCTGGCGAAGGGCTACTACGTGTACCAGCCGGCGATAGCTACGCAGTCGCAGGCCGACCGCGAGGCGCGGAAGTCCGTCGTATTCCAGGTCGCAGGTAAGGAAGCCGGTGCGATCCATGGTGCCGACATCCTCGTCAACATCAACCGCTAACAGGGGCATCCCAACATGGCGACTTACAGCTTTCAGGACGTCGCGGCGACGCTCGTGGGCCCGGGCGGCGCGTTCTCGCTTGGCTACGGTGAAGCGACCGCGGAAGAAGGCATCACGATCGCGCGCGCCGGCGACAAGAACACGATGACGATCGGATCGGACGGCGAAGGTATGCACAGCCTGCATGCCGATAAGTCCGGCCAGGTCACGTTGCGCTACCTCAAGACCGCGCCGATCAACGCGAAGCTGATGGCGCTGTACGACGCACAGTCGCTCGACAGTCGGCTGTGGGGCAAGAACCTGATCGAGGTTCGACAGACGGCCGCCGGCGACGTGACGACTGCGCGTAGCTGCGCGTTCAAGAAGGCGCCCGACCTGAAGTACGCGAAGGACGGTGACATCGTCGAATGGGTCTTCGACGCGATCAAGATCGATAACATCCTCGGGACGTACTGAGCATGACGACCGAAGTCAAATTGAACGGCGTGCGGTACGCGATCGGCAAGCTGAGCGCGATGCAGCAGTTCCACGTGTCGCGGCGTATCGCCCCAATCATCCCGCCGATGATCCCGGTGCTGATGAAGTTCTACGCGGAGCTCGAGCAGGCCGACGTTGCGCGCGAGCAGGCGCGCGCGAACGCCGCGCTCGCGACGCTTGCCGAGGGTGGGGCGCCTAACGAGGCAGTGGAACCTCCGGCGGCCGACAAGTCGCGCGAGCTGCTGTCGCTCGTCGACGCGATCGCGCCGGTGCTGCAGCCGTTCGCCGACGCGCTGGCCGGCCTGAATGACGAGGATGCGGAATACGTCTTCGGCACGTGCCTGTCGGTCGTCGAGCGCTGGCAGGGTTCGGGTTGGGCGAAGATCTGGAACGCGACTCACAAGACGTCGATGTTCGACGACATCGGCATCGACGTGATGCTGCCGTTGGTCGTGCGCGTCGTGGTCGCGAACCTCGGCCCTTTTATCAGCGGGCTGCTTACCAGCCAAACGAGCAGCCCGGTGGCGACGTAGGCTGGATCCGCACGCTGCCCGGCGGCGAGGACTGGCTGCTCGCGCCCGTGCACGCGCAGATGTGTCGGTACGAGTCGCTGATCGACGGGACGCTCGGTCTTGCCGACGTTGCGTTGATGAACGACTCCCTTGCTGTCCGGGCAGACAACGACGCGGCGTTCCGCCGCAAGATGGAAAGAGAAAATGGCTGATTCGATCGTCATCCGCGAGTTCCTGGTCGCGCTCGGCTTCAAGGTCGACGAGAAGGGCCTGAAGAACTTCAAGGAAGGCGTCGAAGGCACGACGAAGGGCGTCAAGCAGCTGATCGCGACAGTGTCCGGCGCTGCCCTCACGGTGAGCGCCGGCGTCGCGGCATTCGCGTCGAAGCTCGAGCGCCTGTATTTCGTGTCGCAGCGCACGGGCGCGTCGGCGGCGAACCTGCGCGGCTTCGAATTCGCCGCGCGGAACATGGGCGTCTCTGCCGAGGCGGCGACCGGCACCATCGAGAACCTCGCGCGCTTCCTGCGCAACAACCCGGCGGGCGAGGGCTACCTCGCGACGCTCGGCGTGCAGACGCGCAACGCGAACGGCGAGCTGCGCGACACGGTCGACATCATGTCCGACCTCGGCAAGGCCCTGGCGAGCAAGCCGACGTGGCTGTCGAGCCAGTACGGCAACATCCTCGGCATCGACGAGAACCTGATGCTCGCGATGCGCAACGGGGACTTCGAACGCCTGCTGAAGCAGTACCGCGAGATGTCGCAGACGACTGGCCTCGACAAGGCCGCGGACGACTCGCACAAGTTCATGACGCAGCTGCGCGGGCTCGGCACGACGTTCGAGAATCTCGGTATTCGCGTCGAGGGTGCGATGCTGGGGAAGGTTGGTCCGAGCCTCGATCGGTTCCAGCACTGGATGGACGAGCACGGCGACGAGGTCGCGAACCGAATCGCGGACATCGCGAGCGCCATTCTGAAGGTGGCAGAAGCGGTCGGCCCGCCACTCGGGAAGCTGGTCGACCTGTTCATCGAGCTCGACCACTCGACGAACGGTTGGTCGACGAAGATCCTCTTGCTCGGCGTCGCGCTGAAGGCGCTTGGGGTGTTCCGCATCGCGCGGGGCATCTGGAAGGCCGCTGCTGCGCTCCGCGTGATGGGGGCGGCAGGCACCGGCACGGCCAGCGTCATCTCCGGATTGATCGGCAATGTGGGCGGATTGATCACGCTGTTGGGACGTTTGTCTGCGATCGCCGGCGCTGCATTCGCAGGCTGGAAGATCGGCGATGCGCTGCGCGACTCGGTCGACGGATGGATTTCGAAGGCTTCCGGCGGCCGATTCCGCTCACTCTGGGACGTGCTGACCGGGAAGGATCGGCGCGGCCTCGACGCGACGGGCGGTTACACACAGGCTGAGATCGACAGCGTGAAGGACGGCGGCGGCGCGAAGCTGACGCCGCCGCGCGGCGCTGCTGCTGCGCCGGCGGCCGCAGCGCCCGCCGCATCAGGCGGTCTGGCTGGCGCGATGTCGCGCCTCGCTGACACGGCGTTCGGCCGGCTGATCGCGCGCGGTGAGGGTGATTACAACAGCGTCAACCGCGGCGCGCGCGGCGGTTACCGCGCCGGCACCGAGAACCTCGAAGGCATGACGCTCGCGCAGGTCATGGCGGCGCAGCGGGCCGGTCAGTTCAATGCGGCCGGCCGGTACCAGATCATCGGCGGCACGCTCGCCGACGCGGCGCGATCGCTGAAGCTCAATGGCAACGAGATGTTCGACCGGAAGCTGCAGGACCGCATCTTCGAGCAGTACCTCGTGCGCAACAAGCGACGCGCGATCGCCGACTACATTGAAGGGCGTAGCGATGATCTGCGCGGCGCGTTGCGCGCGGCGTCGCGCGAGTGGGCGAGCGTCGCGGACCCCGACACCGGCCGCAGCTACTACGCCGGCAAGGGCAACAACCGTGCGAGCATCACGGCGGCCGAGATGGAAGCCGCGCTGCGGAACACGCGCGCGACGTACCAGCCGGCGGCCGGACTGACCGCGCAGTCGACGGCGCGCGGCGGCGCGGCGAAGGTCGAACTGCACCAGAGCACCCAGATCCACGTGAGCGGCGCCGGCGATCCGAGCGCCGCGGGTCGCGCGGTCGAGCGCGAGCAGCGCGCGGTGAACGCCGACATGGTGCGCAATCTACAGGGAGTGATCGCGTGATCCTCGACATGATCATGATCTCGCCGAAGAAGATCGGCAGCATCACGGTGCAGGTCGCGATCGAAGAGGTCTACAACGACGAGCTGACGATCACCGAGCATCCGGTCGAGCAGGGGGCGCAGATCACCGACCACGCGTTCAAGCGTCAGCCGGACCTCTCGATGCGCTGCGGGTGGAGCAACGCCGACTACGAGGCGTTGCTCGGCGCTGCGGAAGCGAGGTTCGACGGCGGCGGCCTGCCGTCTGCACAGTACATCAACGCAATCTACTCGCAGCTGCTCGCGCTGCAGCAGGCGCGCACGCCGTTCGACGTCACGACGAGCCGCCGCACCTACCAGAACATGCTTCTGCAGGGGCTGCGGCTCACGACTGATGTGAAGACGTCGAGCGCGCTGATCCTGACGGCGACGCTCAAGCAGATCCGCATCGTGTCGACGCAAGTGACGAAGCTGCCACCGCGCGAGAACCAGGCCGACCCGGCATCGACGGCTGAGACTGGCAACGGCGGCTCGAAGGCCGCAATGCCGGCGACGCCCGCGCCGGGCGGCGCAGTGCCGCCGGGGAGTATGTGATGCCAAGTTTCTTCGAGATTCCTTTTTCGCCGCGTCCGGAGCGCTTCACCGTGACGCTGAGCGGGATCGACTATCGCCTGACCGTCCAGTACCGCAAGGGCGGCGGCGCGGGGTGGGTGCTCGACATCGCGGACGCCTCGGACAACCCGATGGTATCGGGCATCCCGCTGGTGACCGGCATCGACCTGCTGGGTCAGTATAAGCACCTGGGCTTTCAGGGGCGGTTGTGGGTGCAGGGTGCCGCTGATCCGGACGACGTTCCGGCGTACGAGGATCTCGGCATCGGATCGCACGTTTTCTGGGTGACGGACCAATGAGCGTTGAGCAGTTCGGCCGGAAGGTATCGCTGATCATCGGCTTCGACAGCGGCGAGGCTCTGGACCTGTCCGAGCTTCGCATCGTATTCCGCGTGCAGCGTGGCGACCTGCAGACGCCCAATTCTGCGCGGATCCGCGTCTACAACGTGTCCGCGACGACGGCGCGGCGCGCGCAGAAGGAATTCACTCGCGTCGTGCTGCAGGCCGGCTACGAGGGTAACTACGGGATCATCTTCGACGGCCAGATCAAGCAGGTGCGCCGCGGGCGCGAGAGCCAGACCGACACGTTCCTCGACATCACGGCGGCGGATGGCGATTCCGCGTACAACTTCGCGGTGGTGAACACGACGCTCGCGGCTGGATCGACGCCCGCTGACCATGTAGCGGCGGCCTGCACCGCGATGAACCCGTACGGCGTGCAGCAGGGATATTTGCCCGAACTGCCGTCGAACCCGTTGCCCCGAGGCAAGGTGATGTTCGGCATGGCGCGGGATTTTATGCGATGGACCGCACGAACCACGCAGACGGTCTGGAGCATCCAGGACGGCAAGGTAGTGATGGTGCCGGAGACGGCGTACATGCCTGGCGACATCCCGAAGATCACCTCGGATACCGGCATGGTCGGGCTGCCGCAGCAGACGGCGAACGGCATCGAGGTGAAAATGCTGCTGAACCCGAGCGTGAAGATCGGCCGGCTGATTTGGCTCGACAACGCGAGCATCCAGCAGTACGAGTACAGCTTGAACGTCGGCCAGCAGGCCGAGAACGAGCGGATCGAGATGCAGGCGAAGCTGCAGGACGACGGCTTCTACTATGTGATGCTCGCGGTGGTGAGCGGCGATACGCGCGGCGAAGAGTGGTACACAAGCGTGACCTGCCTCGCGGCCGACGTCACCGTGCTGCCAGACTCGTTCAGGGACAAGGCAACTGTCCCGCCGGACGGCGTCATCAAACGGTTCGGCTAGCGGCCGTACGTCGGGAGCGCCTTGATGGTCATCCTGGCCCAGTTCACGTAGCTACTCACGTCGGCTCGCGCCAGCGTGTTGAGGGGGACCGACTTCGTCGGCATCTTCGGCACGACGATCACCGCGTCGCCGTCGATCGTCTCACCCCAGCAGCCGATGTCCCACACGCCACGGTAGGACTCGTAGCGTCGCATGTTCTTCGCGTTCGCGAGCGGCAGGTCGCACTTCTGCGTGGTGTACAGGATCGTCGGGAATTGGTTGTCGACGGTCACGCCGACCTTCATGCCGGCGAACGGGTAGACGTATGCGTCGTCAGCGACGGCGGCGAGCGGTGTGAGCAGTGCGGCGGTCAACAGCAGTTTTTTCATCTTCATCCCATGGATCGACGTGAAAGGGTAGGCGACCCGGAGATCGCCCTGCGTGAAGCGTTTGACGGCGTGCGGGCGGGCATCTGGACGGCCTTGCCCGGCATCGTCCAGTCGTTCGAAAGCGCCGCCGACCGGCCGCCGACGTGCAGCGTGCAGCCGGCCATCAAGGCTCAGGTGCGCGGCATCGACGGCACGATTCAGAGCGTCGCACTGCCGCTGCTGGTCGAGTGCCCGGTCCAGTTTCCTGCCGGGGGGAATTGTACGTTGACGTTTCCGGTCAAGCAGGGTGACGAGTGCCTCGTCGTGTTCGCGTCGCGCTGCATCGACGCCTGGTGGCAGTCGGGCGGCGTGCAGGAGCAAGCGGAACTGCGCATGCACGACCTGTCGGATGGCTTCGCGCTGCTCGGCTTCCGATCGCGGCCGCGCGCGCTCGCCGGCGTCAGCGGCAGCTCGACGCAGCTGCGCAGCGACGACGGCGCGACCTACATCGACCTGAACCCGACGCTGCAGAAGGTCAAGATCGTCGCGCCTGGCGGATTCGACGTGGTCGCGCCACTGTCGACGTTCTCGGCGGCCGTGACGATCACGGGGCTGCTGACGTTCGTCGGCGGTATGGTCGGCAGCGCGGCGAGCGGTGCCGCGGCCGTGTTCAACGGCATCCTCAATGTGATTGGCCAGATCACGGCGAACGGAAAGCGCGTCGATGACACGCATACCCACCGCGAGAACGGCGCGGGCAGCAATACGAGCCCGCCTAACTGAAGACTTCCATGCGATACCGAAAACTCGACGCTGACGGTGATTACGTCTTCGGCGGGGGCGCGGCCGACTTTCTCGTGAACACGCCGGAGACGGTCGCCCAGGCCGTGCTGACGCGCCTGCGCCTGCTGCGCGGCGAATGGTTCCTCGACACGACGGCCGGCATGCCGTGGGCTACGGACGTGCTCGGCAAGTACACGAGCGGCAAGTATGACGCGGCGATCCGCACGTGCATTCTCGGCACGCAGGGCGTGACCGAGCTGACGAGCTACTCGAGCACGGCCGATCCTGAGACGCGCGTGCTTTCCGTCACCGCGACGATCAACACCATCTACGGCTCCACCACGGTACAGGCGACATTGTGACTCTCACGACCATCGCACCCACTATCGACGCGAACGGCATCACCGCGCCGACGTACGCGGACGTGTTTGCGTATCTACAGGATCAGTTCCGCTCGATCTACGGCGCCGACACGTACCTGGAGCCGGACAGTCAGGACGGGCAGATGCTAGGCGTGTTCGCGAAGGCGATCAGTGACGCAAATTCGGTGGCGATCGCGATCTACCGATCGTTCAGCCCGGCGACGGCGCAGGACGATGCGCTGTCGAGCAATGTCAAGATCAACGGCATTGCACGTAAGACCGCGTCGTACTCGAGCGCCGACCTGGTGCTGGTCGGGCAGGCTGGCAAGACGATTACGAACGGCGCGGCGAAGGACGCCAACGGCGTGCAATGGATGCTGCCGGCGACCGTGACGATCCCGCCGAGCGGCACGATCACCGTCACCGCCATGTGCGCGACGATCGGCGACGTGTCCGCGCGGGCCGGCACGATCAACCAAATCGCGACGCCGGCGCTGGGCTGGCAGTCGGTGACGAACCCGGCGGACGCCGCCGAGGGTGCGCCGGTTGAAAAAGATGCCGCGCTACGCCAGCGCCAGATGGTGTCGACAGCGCTTCCGTCGCTCACGGTGCTCGACGGCATCATCGGTGCGGTGGCGAATGTCGCCGGCGTCACGCGGTATGTGGCGTACGAGAACGACACCAGCGCGACGGACGGGAACGGCATCCCGTCGCACTCGATCTCGCTCGTGGTCGAGGGCGGCGACGCGACGGCGATCGCGAATGCGATTGCAGCGAAGAAGACGCCAGGCGCCGGTACGTACGGCACCACGGCGATCGTAGTCACGGACATCTACGGCCGCCCGATCACGATTCGGTTCTTCCGACCCGTGGCAGCGCCGACCGGCGCCACGGTGACGATCAAGGCGCTCACCGGTTACACCAGCCAGACCGGTCAGCAGATCCAGCAGGCCGTGTCGGACTACATCAATGGCGTGCAGATTGGCGGCGGGCTCTCCGGCAGCGTCGAATGGGGCGACGCGTTGACTGCGGCGAACAGCGTCGGCGGCGGCGTGACGTTCAAGCTGTCCGGGCTCACGCTGACCGGGCCGCGCGGCGCCGGCGCACCCGACGTGGCGCTGCTGTTCAACGAGGCGGCGTCGTGCACGCCCGCGAATGTCACTCTGGTGGTGAACTGATGACCGCGTCTCTTTCCGACTACGCCGCGCTCGTCACGTCCGAGCACCGCGACAAGCCGCGGTTCATGGCGACGGTCGGCGCGCTCGTGCAGCCGCTCGTCGATCAGATTAACGTGCTGGTGAGCATGCCAGCCAAGTTCGACCTCGACAACGCGGTCGGCGTGCAGCTCGACGACGTTGGCCTCTGGGTTGGTGTGTCGCGGAAGATCCGCACGCCGCTGACTGGAATCTACTTCTCGTTCGACATCGCCGGCCTCGGGTTCGATCACGGGACATGGAAGGGGCCGTTTGATCCCGACACGGGCCTCACGGTGCTCGACGACGAGACTTATCGGCTGGTCATCCGCGCGAAGATCGGCGCGAACCACTGGGACGGGACGCTCGAATCGAGCGCGGCGATCCTCAACAGCATCTTCGGCAACCCGAGCGGCGATCTCATGTCGGTGCGCGCCAACGGCGAAGTTTTTGCTATCGGCGATGGCACCACGAAGAACTTCCCGCTGTCGTACGGCGGTGTTCAGGTTCGCCGCGTCGACAGCGCGACGCTCTATCGCAGTGACTGGCAGGGGAACCAGCAGCTCTATCCGACGGCGCGGACGAACATCATCGCGCAGTCGTCTGCGTTCGACAACGCGGCGTGGACGAAGAACCTGTACACGATGGTGCCGGCGGCTATCTCGGCACCGGACGGCACGTTGACGGGGCAGAAGCTCGCCGATAGCGACAACACGGCGAACGTGCACACGTTGCTGTCCCCGACGAGCACCGCGCTCGGTGTTGGGGGCATCGGTTGCGCTTCGGTATTCCTTCAACAGGGTGATCGCCCATATGCCGTTCTGCGCCTCCAGGACACTTCAAACTCGGGCAACTACTGTTACGCGGTGTTCAACCTGTCGACCGGCGCGGTCCTGCAAGCTAACGCGGCCGGAGCCGGCGCGAGCGTATCCGCGGGGATCGCGTACATCGGCGGGGGCTGGTATCGCTGCTACGTGGCTGGCATTCCGAACCCGAGCGGGAGCGGCGCCCGGATGCTTATCGGAGCACCGCTGACGAATACCAACAGCACGAACTACACGGGCGTCGCGGGGCAGGGCATCTACGTTTGGGGTTCTCAGGTTGAAGCAGGCCCGGTGCCAACCGCGTATATCCCCACAACGACGGCCCCGGTCGCGGTGACGGACTATGCTCTCAGCTCGAGCGGCGTTGCGCAGTTGGCCGTCGCTCCGGCGTCCGGCGCAAAGCTGTCGTGGACCGGGGGCGGGGCAGTGTACCGGCAGGGCACGCGAGTTTTCATCGAAGACCACCAGGACATGTCGATGACGATCGGGATCGCGGGAAAGGTGCCTTCGGTGGTCTTCCTCGCGCTGCTCGCTGGCGGCTACATCCCTCTGAAACCCGAGGGCGTGCGGGTCAACTACACGATCGTGACCAGCGTGGACGCCGCGCCACTTTTCGGCTTCGACGTGAGCAATCAGTACATCGCCGGTTTCGATACCGGGGCATGGGGCGTACCAGCCTGAGCATCCCAACGCATTTATCGCCATGATCCGCCTACGCGCGGCTTTTTATTGCTCGGAGCACAGATGGCAAACAACAACTTCAAGGCGTTTGCGGGCGCTGCCAACGCGAACGTGATGACGCAGGCAGATTACGAGGCACTCTCGGCACTGCTCACCGGTTTCCAAAGCGGCACCGCGCAGTCGCAGCAGCTCAACAAGGTGTGGCGCCAGAGCTCGATCATGGCGGCCGTGCTCGCGCAGTTCATCGTCGACCTTTCCGGTCAGGATGCGATCGACGATGGGACGACGGCTACGCTGCTCACAAACCTGAAAGCCGCTATCCAGGCGCAGTCAGCCGCAGTGGTCGGCCAAGCGCGCAATGTCAGCATGTCGGTAGCGGCGGCGTCTAGCACTGCGACGTTCACTGCGGATGAGATCGTCGTGGGATCCGCACTTGGAGGTAAGAAGTATGTACTCGGTGCATTCAACAAGACGGTCAACCTCACTGCGACAGGCGCGGGCGGCATGGATGCGGGCAGCGCGCCGGCGAATGGATTCGTTGCACTGTATGCGATCTACAACCCGACAACACAGGCAACCGCATTGCTTGCGACGAACGCGACTAGTGCAGCGGTTCCGAATGTCTATAGTGCTGGCAATGCACCCGCTGGCTATACGGCAAGTGCATTAGTTAGCGTGTGGCCGACGAGCAGCAACGGTCAATTTATTGCAGGGTATCAAGTCGATCGACAAATCTCTCTCGTAACGACCGTTGCGGCATCGACGACGAGCCAGATCACTACTCTGACTGCTTTGACTATTGCGGTTCCGAAAAACGCCAGGACCATCAGTGGTTGGGCGAGCGTCAATAGTTTGAATGGCGTGAATGCGCAGACGAACGTCTCTGGAAGCGCCTCGACTACGACGCTCGGTATCGGTCTTCAACAAATTGCCGGTTCCTCGACCAATTCAGGCGTTACGAGCGCGGGTTCTTTCAACGATATTCCCCTGATTACTCCGCAAACTGTCTATTGGTCGTCGTATCTTTCATCAGGGACGTTTAACCAAGGAATTTTGTATCTGAGCAAATACACATTCTAAGGAGGAACTTTGGTTACCCTAAATGTACAGTTCGCGGATAGCAAAGAGCAGGTGATCATTGCCTACTTTGCATCTCCGCAAGATGCCGCTGTTTATGCAAATTCGGGGACCGTGTCAACCGATGATGCCAGATGGGCAGCCTTTTACCGCGCGCTGCCTGACGAGGTGGCCGGTTATTTCCCGGCTCCGAATAGCTAGCCCCCGACAGCCTGCGCTTCAATGCGAGGAGCGCCCCGCATGCGGTACCGGATCGCGATCGCAGGGCGCTCCACGAAATAGTAGCTTACTGCGGCGAGGGAAATTGACGTGGCCATGAAAGCGGCCCGGTGCACCCACGAATGCACCGACACGCCGATTATCATTTCCACGTAGATGAGCACGTAGTGATTGAGATAGACGCCGTAGCTCAGATTGCCGGCGATCTGGTCTATGCGTCCCGTTTTCATTCGAGAAAGGAAATAGACGACCGGGATGCCCGCCACAATGCCGGCAAGAATCTCGATGTTGTAGCCTATCCGGTAGTTCGGGAATCCGATCCACATGGCAATCATTGCCAGTGCTACACACCAGATTGCGGCGGTCTCCTGGAGTCGCTCGGTTCGAATGTAACTTCCCGCAATGAACATAAAGAGCGTGCCAGGCAATAATCTATATCCAAACACATCCGGGTCGAGATGTCCGGTCAGCGCGTATGCGAAGAAAGCGAGAGAGCAAATACATGCTACGCCGCGCAGTCGGAATAGAAGTACGAAAGGGAATGCAGCGTAGAAGGTGAATTCAAGCCCGAGCGACCAACTTGGTGGCAGCACGAGCGCATGCGGGATTAGGTACATGTAGTAGCCCGTCGGCAGCATGAGTGCATTGAGCAGGGCCGTCCAGGCGTTCAACTCGGTGAGGTTCCAGTCCTGTATGTGGAAGATTTTCGCGAGCGCTATTCCGGCTCCCAAATAGAACAGGAATTGCGGGAACAGACGTAACGCCCGATCCAGGGCGAACATCGGCAACTGCTGCACGCTCGCATAGTACTTTTCGATTAGGGCGGTGGTCACGTAACCGCTCATGAGAAAGAACGATACGACGGCAAATACGCCGGGGTTGTGTCCGTTGACGGTCACGCCCGTGTGGGAGGCGACAACGAGCAGGGCTAGCAAGAGCCGGAATGTGCCCATGATCCAGGATGGTGACGAAAAACGGCAATTTTACAGGGCATTGCCTTGCATCTACGTAGCCGTCGTGGCGTTTCGCACAATGCGGGCTATTGCATGGACTGCACCAGCGGCATCAGAACGGCAGCCTCTCGATGCGCCTTGATCTTGTACAAGGTATCGCTCGGGTGGACGCAGTCTATGAGCATGGACTGCCAGTTTGGCAGGCTCGCGATGAAATCGTAATGCTCGATAAGTGTCACGCCTTGCTGTTTGGCGACGTCGCGCATAACGCTGACGTAGGCGCCGACGTTTGGCATTTTTGGATCACAGACGGGATTGGGTTCCTCGAGGACTGGCGTTTTGCCCGTTGCTCGCACGACTGCGATCCAGTTCGTCAGGTCTGCAGCGTACTGGTCGATAGTGCGGCCCATCGAGTCGTTGACCGCATAGTTCGCGAGCACGATTTGCGCTGTGCTGTTGGCGGCCAGACGCGTGGCGAATGGTTGGGTGTAGTAGGGAGGCGTACCCTCCAGGGAGTCGATCGCCTTCGCCCCCGACGACCCGTTGTTTTGAACCGCGACAGTGCTGCCGAGCTTCGCCTGAAGATCTTCCTGCAGGACGGCGACAGCGTTGCTGGAGCTCTGGATATAAGAGCCGTTCGCAGCAGTGCCCGCATATCCCCAGATTAGGGAGTCGCCTTCGGCGTCAATGGTGATGTGGCGCGTCATCGGAGATGGTGGTGACGTCTGTTGAGCCGAGTTGGTCGGGTTTTGTTCTGCCGAGTCTCCGCCACCCCCACATCCGCTACAGGAGACAACGAGCGTCCCCAGCAGAGACGCGATAACGCCTTTCATAGCGGCGCTTCCTTTGGGTTTACGCAGTTTGGTCGACATTGTAGCGAACCTCCATATGGGAATAGATGCGCGGGGAAAGCAGAGACGTTTCATTCACACGCTGTTTCGTGTGAATTTCAATTCGCCGCTCACGAGCGGCGTTTTTCGTTTACGGGGAATCGATGAAGAGCGATCTCGCGACGAGCGCTGCAAAGGTGGCGCCTGCAGTGGGGAGCAATTTCTGGTTGTGGCTGACTAGCCACGACATCAACTGGTGGGTAGCCGTCGCGACGATCGCGTACATCGGCCTGCAGGCGTACTACCTGATCAAGAACAAGGGGAAGAGGGCACTGCTCGATGGCTAACGTACCGAAGAAGACACTCGCTGGTGTTGTGGGGGCTGCTGCGGCAGCCCTTCTTTTTTCCATGGTTCCGAAGTTCGAGGGGCTCGAGCTCGTCGCACGGCCGGATCCGATCGGGATCGTCACGGCGTGCAACGGCGACACGAAGGACGTGCGAGCCGGCCAGCGCTTCACGCCGGAGGAATGCCGTACGCGCCTCGAGCAACGGCTCATCCAGCACGCCGAGCCAGTCCTGAAGTGCACGCCGGTTCTGAAGGGGCACACGTACCAGCTCGCGGCCGCGGTCAGCTTCGCCTACAACGTCGGCGCGGGCGCGTACTGTGGCAGCACGACGGCGAAGCGGTTCAACGCGGGCGATTGGAAGGGCGCGTGCCGCGCACTGAACGAGGCGGATAACGGCCGGCCGCAGTGGGTGACAGCCGGCGGCCGTGTGCTGCCGGGTCTGGTGAAGCGACGCGCTGAAGAGCGTGCACTGTGCGAGCGCGGCCTATGACGACGAAAACCCATGAGACGCGACGCACGCTCGCGGAGGATGTCTTTTATCCCGACCACGAGCCGCGCACCGAATCGCCGACGTTCCGCGCGAGCAAGCGCACGATGAAGGCGGCCGGCGGCTACGTCTGCGCGGTGTGTGGTGATGACCAGGCTGTTGAGTCGCATCACCGGTTCTTCGAGTGGGCGTTCTCGCACGCGATCGACTGGAAGTGGATCCGCGGCGTTGCGCTGAACCAGATCGACACGATGTTCAGCCACAAGCTGCAGCGCGTTGTGCCGATCCCACGCCAGCACCCGGTCTGGGACGTGATCAAGCTGACGCAGGGCTTCGACTGGGAGGCGTTCGACCCGGCGCGGCCGGAGGCATTTGTCGACTCGACCTACAACCAACTGCTGCTGTGCGCGCTCCATCACCGGGGCAAGGATCACGGCCGGCATGAAGAAAGTGATCCGGTCTGGAGCGTGCAGGCGTTCCTGCTGCCGGGCTTCGTCTACTCGCCGGACGAATTGAAGCAGCTGCATGCGAAGGAGCGGAAATGACCTGGCTCGACGCCCGATTATGGCTTGCCGTCATTTTGGCGGCGATCGTCGGCCTCGCCGGCGGGTACTTCAAGGGGCACGCCGACGGCGTGCGCACCACCGCCGCGGCGGCGCAGAAGGCGCAGCTCGACGCCGTCGCAGCCGCGCGCGCCGAGGAACAACGCCGCATCGCGGCACAATCGGAGATCGCAAAGGATGCGAACCAACAGCGTACTGCCGCACTCGCGGATGCTTTTGCTGCTCGCGCTGCCGCTGGCGGCCTGCACCAGCGTGTCGACCAGCTCGTCGCAGCCGCCCGCCATTCCGCCGCTTCCGCCGCAAGCCCGGCAACCGGAGACGCCCTTGATCTGCTTGCCGACGTGCTCGGCCGCGCTGACCAACGCGCGGGCGAACTGGCAGAGTATGCTGACCGCGCCCGCATCGCCGGCCAGCAGTGCGAACGCGACTACGACGCGCTGACGGCGCCTCACTGATTGCCTGGATAGAGGCTTCCATCCTTCATCGCTTCAGTCTTCGGCTTGCCTAGCCTCATCCTGCAAGATCAATCGCAGCTTATGGAGAGCCGCGAGGTGGCCGCCTACGTCTTCGGACCAGACCTTCTGAACCGTTTGGCGCAGGTTCTCCGCGTCCCTGAACTGGCGTCGACACCGGGCGATCTCGAGGATCAGGCGTCGTACCTCATGGCCCTCCGGGTAGCGCCGCCACATCTGGCGTAGCTCGCGATTGGTCGGCGATTGGAAGGATGGGAGCGGCTGGCGAAGCATGGTCGGGCGAAATTATGCTGTATGGATATACAGTGTATCCCGGGGTAAGATGGTTCCGTCAAGGATGAAAATCGGGGACGGCAATGTGCACGAATTATGTGGCGCCCGGCGAGGATCCCGGGCTGAGCGAGCTGCGCATCGACAGCTTCGTCGATCTGTACCGCTGGCATCCGTGGAAGCCTGAGATCTATCAGGACTATGACGCGCCGATCGTCGCGAGCATCGACGGGCAGTTCAAGCCGCTGATCGCCGGCTTCGGTTTCTGGCCACGCGCGCTGCAGAAGGCCAACGTCGAGAAGGCGAAGGAGCAGGGCAAGAAACCGCCGATCATGCGGAGCACGATGAACGTGCGCGACGACAACCTCGGGAAGTCGCCGCTGTACGCGCCGGCATGGCGCGCGGGGCGCCGCTGCCTGATTCCGGCGAAGTGGATCTACGAGCCCAACTGGGAGACTGGCAAGCACGTGCGCTACCGGATCGGGTTGGCCGGCTGGCGGCCACTCTGCGTCGCTGGCATCTGGCGCACGCTACAGTACCCGGATGACGTCGAGCGTCACACCATGGCGATGATCACCGTGAACGCCGACGAGCATCCGATCATGAAGCACATGCACCGGCCCGGCGATGAGAAGCGCTCGGTCGTCATCATGCAACCAGAAGACTGGGATGAATGGCTCACGACGTCGAACGTCGAGGCGGCGCGCGCCATGCTGCAACTCTTTCCGGCCGCGGACATGGCGGCAGAGCCGGCGTGATTTGAGCTACGTCTGTTTGCTCGCATCGACTCGACTATTTCTTCAACAATGGTCGAGAGTATCTGTTCATGAGTTGCACAAACGCTGTCGCCTTTTCATTGGTTAGCCCCTCCTGATCTAGCGATAGCAACCGAACAGTCGTCTCGCCCTTTGGGGCCTGGAGCATATTCATGCCCAGTGCCAACGCAACGCTCTCGGGAGAGTCGAAGTTTGATCGAAGGACGCGACGTACGCCTGAGGCGATCAAGTCTGCTACCTGAACGCCGGAGAATTTCTGCGAGTCTACGTATTTGAAGTCATCGTTGATCATTTTCCCAATATTCGCGACGTTTCCACTGCCCGTGTCAACGTCCAAGCCGTAAGTCTCTTTGAGATAGTTTGGTTCAGTGCCGGGTTCATACTCGAATCGCTTGAAGTGACGGTAATCTTCACCTTCAAGAACGATCATTGGATCTCGCAGAGACTTAGTTTGAAGCACTCCCGGCAATATACTCTTGAATGCGTTCTCATACGGATTCGGTATTCGATCCTTCTGGTCCACGCGCCACCGAAAGTGAGCCAAAGTTGCCGGCTCTCGTTGCACGTAGTATACAGGGGCATACTTCACAACGGTGTGTATGAGTTCTGCCTGCAGAGCGAGTTGCGTGTAGAGTTGCAACGGCAGCGCACCGATCTTATCGGCAAGGTCTGTGACCGCCTTCCGGCCTCCTTCGTACACCATGTGGTCTACATTCTTCCTGATCTTCGCGACCTGAAGTTGCTGATGATGCTGTATTTCATCGCGACGATGCAGGCTAACGTCGACGGCTACGGAAAATGCTATACCACCCAACGCTTTGAGTTCGGTCAGGAACTTGACGAAATCGCGTTCCGGGATTGCACCCAGTTTGACTTCACGCCCTGCGCCGTGCGTGAATCGCAATTTTGAGACCAGCGCATCCAATGGACGCCGCTTAGATTCAGGTAAAACGAAGGCGGCGATCGTACACCAAGCATTCTCCTTATCGGAAAATGTGAACGTCCCAGATTCGTCAACGAATATAAACATGTTTCATGTGAATCGCGATGGATGCAGCGTTGAATGAAAACGGTAAACATGGCATTTTTGCCTTCGCCTCCATTGTCACTGGATGCACCAACATCATTGACGATATGCATAAACACGCGTCACATCGCGGCGCACCTATTTGTTGACCGATGTTGTATCCAGTGGAACGGATCTTCAAATGCGGATTGAACTAGTCGAACTTGTATCGGGAGCGGTGGCGTGCCAGAAAGGTTTTGTTGCCTTTTGTGACCTTGCGCAGCCCGCGGTGACGATCCAGGGCAAGGACCTGTTGGTCGTGGCGGGACAACTGCGACCCGATCAGCAGGCCACCGTTCTGGTCAAACGAAATCAACCCCTTATCGAACAGCCGATCAATATGTGGTGCGAGTAACAAGCCGTTGTCCGGATCGACTCGCTCGTCGTTCGTGCTCAGGCTCCAAGCGTGGATATGTGATGCTATGAGAAGGTCGGTGTTTGCAAGGCCAGTGAGTGAACATTGGTTGTCCCACCTCTTGAGCAGGTCTGCCCGAAATTTGCCCTGGCCAACCCGGGCCTTTACGATCGCATCGCGGGTTGTCTTCGATACCTTCTTCCCGTTGCCACCATCCGTTACTAGCGCGTCTTCGAAGCGTTCGATCATCTGCGACGACTCGAGCAGGTACGTGCCGGCATCTTGCGGCAAACGCGCCATATAAATTTGCTTGAGCGTTCCGGCGCTTGTGAATAGAGGGGGTGACGTGCGGTGGTCGAACCGGGATATGAACTCACCCGAGACTTCGTCACGAAACACAGGCGTCTTTAGTTCCGTCAGTTCGACATCGACTCGGTGCCCACTGGCATTCCATTCGGAGAAGGAGCGGCTCGGGGGACGCGGAGCCAAATACGAATCCTTGACCGCCCTAGCGATATGAGAAATCCGTTGGCTATGGCAGCAGAAGATCAAGTCACCCGCTTTAACAGCCGCCACGTTGTCCCAGTGCTCTAAGCGCTGTTCCTTCCCGGACTGAGTGATCGTGTGTTGTGGTGCCCAGAGGAAATTACCGCTGAGAACTTCATTGATGGTCAGCCCGACGTTTACCCAGTAGAACTTCATTGCCCCGTAGCCCTGATTGTTGTGTTCGTGAGACGTTACCTCTCTTTACTCGACAGTGGAAGGGGGCGGGCGGAATGAATGGCAACGTTCAGGCGGGTCGTTCGCCGCGTAATGCCCCGAATCCCATCACCCGATCGATCGGGATCCTGTGGCCGAAAGACTTGGAGGAAGGGCTGATGGCGTCAAACGCCGAAGTGGTTAGGGCGACGCTGCAGCTTTACCCGGCGCACGATACGGTGTTCGAGCCGAGCTGATACAGATTTATGCCGAATCCAACGGGACGCAAATTGTACATGTGGCGCTCGTTCGGCTGCGATAGGAAGAAATTATCACGCGCCGTTCTGCTGTGCCTGAAACTGCGCCTCAAATTTCGCTATCATTTCTGCGAGAAAGCGCTCTGCATTCGCTGCGTTTTGCGCGTATACATGTTGGAGTGTGGCCGGGTTGTCACCAGCAATAGAGAACTCTGCGCGGATAGCAGCGATAGCGGCTATGACCTTCCTAGCCACGTCGGGCTGAAACTGAAGTAACGATTTAAGAAATTCTATCTGAGCAGCACTTAATCTCAACGCTGATGCTTCGCGCCGAGCAGTCCAATGGTTGATCTGCTCCTGCGTGAAATTGATCTGTGCTTGGAGAAAACTGGCTTTCTGAGGATCCAGCGGCCCTTGAAACAACATGTCAGTCTGCATTTGCACCCAGCGTCCATGGTCGCCGATAGCCCGCTCGACAATTGAATTGTCAGCGACCATCTGATCGTGAGCTTGTAATAGCGGCTGACGGCTCACGAGAAGTTGGGTGAACATCAAACGCATAGCGTCGGCCAGACTGCCAAGTGCGGTGACGGTGTCGTGACTGCCGATAGCACTCGCCTTTGAAGTTTTCGCGACCATTTCGCTATACGAGTCTGTGACCTTCGCTTGCAATACAGCGGGATCGGACATTGACCCCATCGTGGTAAACGCTAATGAAATGGACTCGATAGCTGGAATGTAAATGTCTCTTCGCAACTGCATCTCGCGTTCGATCGCCTTCTGCCTGGTGTCGTGATCGAGCTGCTGTGTATGTCGCCGTGACAGGCCGAAGTTTGTTATCAAAACGCCCAGCACTGTGATGAGGGAGCCAACAATTCCTGACCAGACTACGTCGGGGATTGACGTCAGGGCACTATGGGCAGTGGCGATTGTTGTGCAGTCAGGCATCTACATTCCCCAATGACGGCAGCTTTTTCCGGATTAGATGGATCATATCTGAACCTTGGCGACAGGGGAAATCGATGGCTATTTTTGCTGGAAGATGGCCGAACTAGCCTACGCTACACAAGACTGAGCGATGGTCGCACGTTCCAACGTCCTTGCGTAATGCATTGATTTTTCGTGGGAATGTATAAGGATTGTGATTCCTGTTGTCGTGGGTTCGAGTCCCATCAGCCACCCCAAAGAATTCATAGCAGTATCAAGAAGTTAGAAACGGCACTGAGATTTTATCCAGTGCCGTTTTTGTTTTGGAATTCCCAAATTGGGAATTACATGCCTCGGCGCTTCACGATTTTCGTTCGATCGTAGACACGCGCAGTCGTCGCCGGATTGGTGTGCAGATCCGGCAATGCGCCGTGTTCGGCCTTGTATCGGGTGACGTAATAGGCCCGCAGGTCGTGGAACGTGAAGCGCTTCGCCATTACCTTTTCCTGCAGCGCGTCGGTCATTAGCTTCGACCACATCGCCTTGAATCCGGCCGGCGTGTAGTGCGTCGCGTAGCGGTTCGAGAACACGTAAAGGCAGTCATCCTTCCGCACGGCGCACAGGCGGCCAATCAGCTCCGTCAGCGCCGGCGTGATCTCGATCTGCTCGATTACTGCGAGTAGCGCGACCAGCCGGGCGTCTCCTGGAACTGCTCCCATAGGCGCGCGATCGTGCCAACGTCGTCGCCGGCGCCGAGGATGTCGAGCACCTTCCGGATCGCGAGCAGGCGGTCCTGCCCGAGGTTGATCGGCTTCTTGCCTACCGGGTGATAGCGGTGGTAGGTGAAGCCTTCTTTTCGTTTCCGGGCCTCCATGCGTGGCAGGAGCCCATCGCGCTCCCGGTGCTTCTTCATGCTGCGCGTCTCCATTTTGGCTGCGTGCGCGGCGTCGCCTCGGCGCGCGGCTGATTGACCTGCTCCTACGTCAGCATCGGATGGCCGTCGGCCTTGCGCGGCGCATCGATGCCGAGCGCCTTCTTGATCCAGCGGGTCTGTGCCGCTCCCTGTTTCAGGCCGCCCGTCAACTCGACGAGCTCGGCGTTCGTCACGATCGGCATTGGGGCACCTCCGGGAATTCATCATGGGTGAGGCCTTCGAACAACCTGCCGGCGGCATGCTTGTCAGCGTTGCCCATGATCGTTCCGTCACCGTGCGTAAATTTCCCACCGCGCACGCGTACACCCTCGGCGTGGCCCATCATCGGAACCCATTCCCCCCATTGCTTAAACAGGAACGGCACGCCGTATGTCACGCACTGGTCGTGAAGCGAGCAGGCCCAGTCGGGATGCATCGGCCGCGCACCAGGGCCACTTTCGCCACCCACGATCACCCAGTCGATTTCCGGCGAACGGTAGCCAGTTCCATCCTCCGCATATTCGGTGGTCGGGCCGTGAATCCATGGCGCGTCGGCGGGGCAGTCCTCGCAGGACTGCATTTCCTGCATGCAGCAGATGCCAGTCGGATCGAACCACGCTCGAAGATCGACCGGACCAAGCAGCGGCTCCATGGATAGAAAGCGGCGGCACGCGGGTGTCATGAGCAGCTTTTCGACGTCGCGATCAGCCTCGACCTGGTCAACGATCGTGGCGCCAAGCCAGACGTTTGACCATGGCCACGGTGTGTTGACGCCGCGCCCGGCGAGCTCGAGTACGCGTCAACTACACGATAGTCTCGAGCGTCGACAACGAGCCGCTGTTCGGTTTTTGACGTCAACAACCAGTACATCGCCGGTTTCGATACCGGGGCATGGGGCGTACCAGCCTGAGCATCCCAACGCATTTATCGCCATGACCCGCCTACGCGCGGCTTTTTTTATTGCTCGGAGCACAGATGGCAAACAACAACTTCAAGGCGTTTGCGGCCGCTGCCAACGCGAACGTGATGACGCAGGCCGATTACGAGGCACTCTCGGCACTGCTCACCGGCTTCCAAAGCGGCACCGCGCAATCGCAGCAGCTCAACAAGGTGTGGCGCCAGAGCTCGATTATGGCGGCCGTGCTGGCGCAGTTCATCGTCGATATGACAGGCCAGGACGCCATTGATGATGGTACGACGGCGACGCTTCTGGCGAATCTCAAGAAGTCGATGCCGGGCAGACTGCGCAACACGCAGGTATTTCAGATCGCGGGGACGTTCGTCTATACGCCTACGGCTGGCACAAACAAGGTCCGTGTGCGCGTCATCGGTGCTGGTGGAGGAGGCGGGGGAAGTTCCGCCGCAACAGCAACTACGACGTCTACGGCAGGCGGGGCGGGTGGTTATGCAGAAGGCCTATTCACCGCGGGATTCGCGGGGGTCTCCGTGGTCGTAGGAAGCGGCGGAGCCGGTGGCGTAGCAGGGAACAACATCGGCTCAAATGGTGGCGCAAGTTCATTCGGCTCGCTGCTCTCGGCGACCGGTGGTTCGGGCGGCGGCGCTATTGCGGCAACGGCATCACCATACCTCGTAACTGGCAGCGGATCGGGAATTGTCGCTGGCGGAACGATCAATCAGAAGGGATGTGTCGGTGGCCATGGCCTATCGATGACTACCAGCTATGGGGTCAGTGGTGCTGGCGGTGGAACAGGGCTTCCCTATGCGAATTCGGCGCGCGGAGCGGACTCACAATCTCCCGGCGGCGGTGGTGGCGGTGCATGCTCGGGCGTCAATTCACCGGCGTTCTCAGGTGGACGCGGGGCCGACGGTATCGTCATTGTTGAGGAGTTTGCGTGATGAGAACATACGCAAGAATTCAGGACGGTGTGGTGTTCGAGTTTTTCGCAACGGACGGGAACATAAGCGAAATGTTTCATCCGTCCCTTGTATGGATTGACGTTACGGAGATGGAGCCGCAACCGGAGTTAGGTTCGCGCTTCGACGGGAAGCTGCTCACCGCTCGATCGATTGGCGATTGACACGGAAACCATGGTGTCGGTAATGAGCCACCCGCCTCGAAATACGGATCGAAGTGCGATCCACGTATTTGTAAAAGGGGACCGCAATAAGGAGCGAGGCCGTCAGTCCAACCGAGGTCGAGGCGATAACAGCTGTCATATATCCAAATGGCCGGATCCATGAAAATACAGCGCATCCCAATGTGAGCAGGATGCCGAAGTGGGTTAGGTAAAGACTAAATGAAATTTTCCCAAGCCATTGAGGTATGCGCGAAGACAGGAGTTCGCGCGCCCCCTTGCAGAAAAGTACGCCGAGAAAAATAAAAATTGCACTGATTTGGCATTCGAGTTGGAATGCGTTAATTGCACTCATAACCGGCATCCGGTTCGTGAAATCTAATATCTGTTGAAATTGATGCTCCATCGGAATAAACGCCAACAAGATCCCTCCCGCCAGCATGGTTAGCCCAACTGTCGAGTGGAGCAGTGAAGCTCTAAGATTGCTCGTATGCACTCTCTGGTAGACAACGAACCCGAGCATGAATAGAGACAAAAAGCTAGTGCCCGCGGTCACGAATATCATCAGCATGGCGAATCGCGCGATGATCTTCGGAAATGACCGAATAATGAATGCCACCGCCAATAGCATGAGCGACCCCCAGAATTCAAGATGAAGAGTCCACAGGGGAGGGTTCGTCGAGTGTATCAACGGGGTTAGTGTTTCGGAGGATGTGAGGAATCTGATATGTGAGAAGATAGATGATTGGCCGTATCCGAAAAGCATCGAATTAATGGCTAGTTCTTTTGCGAATAGTGATGGAATTAGATCGTTGCTCCACAGATGCGTTAGCCACGTTGAACCTGAAATTTCACTTGCGTGTAGTCGTGCGCCATGGAAAAAAAATTTCAGAAGCGCGGCAATAATCAGCGATGCTGCTACTGGAATATAAAGTCGCAGTGATCGCTTGAGTGCTTGTGTTGCAATTGATGAAGTCGAGTTTAGAAAAGAGCCGGCAAGCACGAATCCGCTCATAATAAAGAATACGTAGACTGCCACATATCCTTGGAAGGCAACAAACAGCGGAGAATTCGACGCGGCGTTTTCCCAAGCGAAATGCTCTGGCAAACCGGCGCGCGTGAATACTGGTAAGAACGCTGAGCCGTAATGAAGAAGGACGACTTGTAGGGCTGCGACGCCGCGAAGTCCGTCTACAAATTCAAATTTTGATGTTCGCGGTTGTGGCGTCAT